CGATGTGTTGCAGGCTAGCGAGAGATGATGGGTTTGCTGTAACCCAATGTGAGTCGAAAGCTTCGAAAGGAATCCGGCGTTGCAGGCTAGCGAGAGATGATGGGTTTGCTGTAACCACGGGCTGCCGCCGAGTTCTACCAGCTTGCCAATGGTTGCAGACTAGCGAGAGATGATGGGTTTGCTGTAACTTCGACAGCTGGGTCGGCTCGCTCAGCGTTCAGGGTTGCAGACTAGCGAGAGGCGATGGGTTTGTTGCGACCCTGCTCTGAAGTGAGTCTGAGTGCCCATCTGTCATGTTGCAGACTAGCGAGAGGCGATGGGTTTGTTGCGACCCTGCTCTGAAGTGAGTCTGAGTGCCCATCTGTCATGTTGCAGACTAGCGAGAGACGATGGGTTTGTTGCAACACGGGTCTTCACGTGAGCCTGAGTGTCCGGAAGCGTTGCAGATTAGCGAGATAATCCTCTTGACAATCATCCAGAAAAGAATCATTTTTATCTGAGTGGTAACACGATCCAACTTAGAAAGAGCTTCGCCATGCAAAAAATGCTCGAATTTCTGTTTCCGCAATGGTTCTCCAGCAAACACAAGTGTACTTTATGTGGAACTGTTCGAGATAAGTCCACCATGATTCACGACGTAGATGGATGGTTCTGCAACGAGGAAGAAGCGAATAAGTTCTACCAGCTACGTCAGTGGTAATACCACGCTCAACGTCCCTATGGCCCTGCCTTGTTCTCTCGCTAGCCTGCAACGAGATCGCGATAATCCGGTTCAAGAAATTCCCTGTAACCAGCCTGCTTTCTCGGTAGTCTGCAACTATCGGCCAGAGGTACCCTCCCGCTCGCTTCCTGTAGCCCATCTCGCTTTCTCGGTAGTCTGCAACAAATTGGCTCATATCTGACATACACGCGCCCCTGTAGCTCAGCCTGCCTTCTCGTTAGTCTGCAACTTGGAGATCGGGATTCCAAGTTCTTGACATCCTGTAGCCCTGCTTTCTTGCTAGCCTGCAATACCGGCACGCCATCAAACTCCTGTAATCCTGCCTTCTCGGTAGTCTGCAACGGGAATGGTTTGCATTTCTTAGCGCGTAGACTGCACCTTCTCGCTAGTCTGCAATTGAGTCTGGCCGCTAAACCTGTCTTTTTGCCAATCTGCAACCATCTGCCTCGTCGCCGTTAGCTTCGCGTCTGCAATCGAAGCAGTGCCCGAGCCAAGCTGCAACCCATTCATCAACTCTTGCTCACAGCTGGTATCTCTCGTATTGCAGTCAATTTTACAAACCATAGAACGAACTGTGTAAAAAAAACAACGAACTGTGTAAAAAATATACTTGACATGGAATCGAAGATTTGGGATTATCAATCTCAGCTAGTCTGCAAACACGAACCGGGAGCACGGAAAGTGGATCTATCCGCGAGTCTCAGGGAAACACGAGATCTGAAAGCCAGTCTGCAAAAAGAGTAAAGCTATTCGCTAGTCGGCAACATGTATATTTTTATACGAACAGGCAATGCGCGTGCGCAACCTGAGAACGGCGTCCTTCGGGACGCCGTTCTGTTTGAAGGAGGGAACAGTGTCGGTGTAGAGATTGCAGGCTAGAGAACGGCTTGGCATCTCAGGAAATAATTCGCGTTGCAGGCTAGGGATAAATCGAGTGTGCGTTATTGATGACGGTTGCAGGCTACCGAGAAAGCAGGCAGGGCTACAGGGACAAAACGTATTCTTCCGTGCAGTTTCTAGTTGCAGACTACCGAGCTAGAGTAAGAGTGAGTTGCAGGCGTAGCTTTTTGATTCCGTATTGCAGACGAGCGGCGTACTTATGATCCTGGGTTGCAGACGCATAGATATTGTGGAACGCGGTATGGATCGGGTTGCAGACTTCGGTTGGTAGATGTTGCAGGCAGGCGCTTTCCTATTGAAAAATCGGGCTAAATCGGGCTAAATATCCATAGCGCGCTTTCACCCCTCTTCACTCGTAAGAGGGGAGCGCGAATGCAAGCAATTTGGAATTTCATTCTTTCCCATCAAACAGCGATTTCTGTGGCTTTGTACTGGATTTGTGCGGGATCGGTGCGTTCGATGCCGGAACCCGCCGCCAATGGCAGTAAGTTCTATGCGTGGTTTTACGGCACAGTGCATTTCCTGGCCGCAAACTTCGACAAGATCGGCGTGGCCAAGGCCGCTATCGTGACGCCGAAGGCTTCCAGTGCCAGCGTTTAAGAAGTCACTGCTCGTTTGGCGGATTCCCTATCGCTCCAGGCTTTGTCTCCCGGTAGCAACCGTATCCCTACCCAAAGGAGCGGAATAATGCCTGGATTTGAAAGCAAAAAGCAATGGAAGAAGTTCTTCGTCATGGAAAAACGCGGCGAACTCCCAAAAGGAGAAGCAAGAAAACGCGCCCATGAATCGAAAAGCTACCGCAGCCTGCCAACCAAGATAGGAAAACGAAAGAAACACAGCAGAAGCTACTAGACAAATCGGTGTAACAAACAAACGGCCAGTGGAAACATTGGCCGTTTTACGTTAACATCGTTTGGTCTAAAGAGGCAGAACGGTTGCAGGCTATGATGATTGTCATTTGGTGTTGCAGACAGCGAGAAAGTAAGCATGCGATACAGAATAGACTGACATCACGATATGCCAACAGAAATAGCAGGCTAGCGAGAGGAAGTAGGACTACAGGAAATGCGCCATTTGTAGAGTTTGCAGGCTACCGAGAAGCCATGGCTACAGGACTCAGCAAGAATTGCAAGCATAAATTTGCGTTGCAGACTATTGGGAAAGCAGGCAAGCCATAGGGCGTTGCACGGGAAATGAGGCGTTGCAAGATTAGCGAGAAAGCAGACTGGGCTACAGGTTCGTAACCTAATATAACTTTGCTTGCACAGTTGCAGACTACCGAGAAAGCAGGCAGGGCTACAGGTTCGTAACCTAATATAACTTTGCTTGCACAGTTGCAGACTACCGAGAAAGCAGGCAGGGCTACAGGTTTGTTCCTGTCGCATGAACATATCTAATCGTTGCAGACTACCGAGAAAGCAGGCAGGGCTACAGGAGGAATCTTGTAGCCCATTGATTTTATTGGTGAGTAGCGACCTTCCGAGGCTGGAAAAGATCGATCTTGCCACCATTTGGATGGAGTTCTCCAAGTAAATCCACCTTGACCGGCGCCATGCCCATCTTGCGCAGGGCATCGACTTTCGGGGACCACCCTTCATGGGCTTTGTCGAGTTCGACAGCAGACCGGGTTTCATTGAGCGGCATGACGGTGACTTGTCCATTTGCCGCGATGCCGCGAATGCGATAGATGCCTGGGATGCAGACATCGTTTTCGTGCTCGCAATCGCGGTGTAACAAGATTAAGTCGCCGATCATAAGAGCGCACACAAACAGATGCTTATATTTGGCCCCTTTGGGCAGGCGGCCGGAGACGCCGTTGAGCGAAGTCAACCGTTCGTCGATCACCGGCTGCTTTCGATTACAGCGGGTTTTTGCTTCCAGCAGGGAAACGGTGCGGCTGACATAGCGTGGACCATTGGCATCGTCGATTTCGAAGACCTCCATGTGGTGATTGCGATCATTGGCGACGTAGCGCTCGAAGCCTTCTTTGCCTACCTTGGTGACGGTAAGAGCCTTCCGGATGCGGGCGCGCCGGATAGGGACGGCAGGCCTTTTCCCGACCTGGATCGTCGGCCAGTTATTCGCAGCGGCGCAGGTAGAGAGATCCTCTTCCAGCGCGAGGAAATGGCGCAACACAGCCTCCCGAACGGGCTTGGAGACGATAGCTTCGATATCGCGTTTGCTCATGGCCGTGACCGGCTTACGGACGGTGACCCAGGAGCGGCCCTGCTCGTCGATCACCGGCTTGGAGTAATGCGTCTCCTGGTGTAAGGCTCCGTTGAGCTTCTTCTCGACCCGGATGGAAGGGACGATGCTATCGACTTGGGAGCGGATCGAGTCAATAAAATCCGGCCAAGGGGATTCGATGGCATTCGAATCCTTGCTATAGCGAGTCATGCGATGAAAGATCTCGTCGTCCAGGCAGGCGATAGCGATGGGATCGAGCGTCTGGGCGCGCCAGTCGTCGGGGAGTTCCCGGTAAAGGTCACTCAGCGCCCACTTGCGGCGCACCAAGGCTGTCAATGCGGAAGGGCGCCCACAAACGGCACGCCGCGTTACGCCTTGAGGGAGAAGAACGTCGCGCCCACCATAGAGCGTGCCGACTAACTCCATGGCCCACTTGGTGGCGAAGCGATTGTCGTTCATGGCGCGTTGCGTGTAGATCTCCAAGTCTTCGCGGGAGCGGACTTCGAAGCGATGCAATTTCTCGATGGCGAGGTCGCCTTTGAAGAGATCGACGCGGCGGAGGATGTCGTCGAAGAGGTCTTCGTTTTTCCCGTAGGCCTCATAGGGCGTGAAGTTACGCTTGACCGAGGCTAATTCCGGCGCGTAGATGAGCGTCTTATTCGAGAAGGAATTGTCGGGATGGCGGTTGAAGGGAAGGATATTGGTCACCATCCAGTCGTCGCCGCGAAAGAGAGCATCGAAGGGGATCTTGTGGCCGGTATAAGGGCAAAAGCCATCGCACTCGTCCCATAATTGGACTTTTTCGATATCCGATCCGCTGACATTTTGTTTGGCGATGCCGGTAGCTTCGCTGACGCGCTCGCGCAGCTTGTCGCGGCTAGCCTCTCTCTGCTTATTGCCGATATGGATATTCTGACGTTCTTTCCGGCTGCGCCGCAGTTCGTTACCGAGTTCTATATGGATGCGATACGGCTTGCCATAGCGGCGAACCAGGGCGTTGACAATTTTGCGGGTCTGCGTAAGGGAGCGTTCGACGGCAGGATTCGCCAGAGCGCGGAAGACCTCGCGAACGGGAGGGATTTCTTCGTGGATCGGCTTGAAATGTACTCCCTCGCCGTACTCTCGTTCGACGGCCGTAGTGTAGCCGATGCCTTCGTTGAGGTGAGGCATTAAGCGGGCGATCGCCTTCTTCGACAGAGAACAATAGCCCGATTCCGGCAACTCGCTGGCCCAGAGTTTTCCCTGCTCTTCGGTTAACAGATAGTGGCGCATGCCAGCGGTGACGAGCTGTTTTTCGGTTTCGGCGGCATTCCAGATATTGATGGTTTCCGCCTGTTGTTCGGGAGTCATCTTGAGCCATGCATCGCCGAAGACCTTGTAATGGTGGGCATAAGTGCGATTTCCGAGGATCTGTTTTTCTCCGGCGCGCTGGAAATTGAACTCCGAGGATTTCGGGAAGCCGAAGTGCTTTTTGACGGCGGTATAGGTGAGCTGGGGATTGACCTCCAGCAGCCGATAGAGGGCCTCTTTCTCCTCTTTGGTCAAGGGAGAGCCTTCGGCTTGGCCGATGGGGCAAATACGCAGATCGTTGATGCGTTGCCGCATACGGAAACGCTGAGCCTCCATGCTGCACATCGGAGCGCGGCGTTGCTTAGGCTCGAACTCGCAGAAGCCGACGAGATGCTTTGCAGAGGCCAGCGGACGCTGGAAGAAGAGCAGCCGGTGAATCTGGCTTTTCAGCTGCGGGGTTAGCAAGTCTGGGTAATACTTGTGCTGTTTGGTCCAGATCTGCTCGAATTCGTCGAGATACATCTGACGCGAGGTCCAGCGGCGGCGGATCTTCACCTTTTGGGGATCGATTTTGGAGAAGTATTCGCCTAAGGTGCGAGCTTTCAGCTTCTGCATCTCCTGGGCGAGTTCGGAGATCCCTTGCTTGACGGCTCCCTCTTGGCCTTCTTTCTCCGGTTTGCGCCGGTTGGACTGATATCCGCGACGCTGCACAAGGTGATAGAAGATCCGGCCCAGCTCGAAGAGCTTGAGGCGGCGATCCAAGGCATCGGCGCGCAGGATATAGGGCAGCTTGTTGTGAGGATGGCGATCCGCCAGAGCCTTTTCTAGCTCGCGCTCCAAATTATTCAACGTGTCGAGACGCTGTTTGGGGCTGCCATTGGTGCTGGCAGGCAAAAGTCCCTGCATCTGCAGCAAGGCGAAGAGCTCGGTTTCCCGCTCCAAGCGGCGCTCGCGTATCCGTTGCGACTGTTTTACCTGACGGTAGGCGACGGCGCGGGAGATATCCTTCCCTCGCTTGATTTCAAGCAAGGAACCCTCGACGCCGGGATCGAAGAGATGCACGCCGGGGTGCATCAAGGCGACAGGATTCTTATCGTCCTTGTCCGATAACTGGACAGCAGCCCACCCGATAGAGGACGCATTGATCTGTAACCCTAAAACGTAATCTTTATGTTTGGCGACCATAACCTAATGTTGTAGCACAGCATTTCTTTGTAGTTTCAGATAATTCGAAATTTTTTGCTTGACAGACATTATAGATTCAAGGAGTATCGGAAACGTAGAGTTTTGGTCGACCCTGCAACCGGCCAGGATTGTACGTTGTAAGAATAAAGAAAGAGTTAGAAGCCAAAAACGGTCAACCTGCAACATGTGACGGAATTTCCATTACCGGCAACATGTATATTTTTATACGAACAGGCAATGCGCGTGCGCAACCTGAGAACGGCGTCCTTCGGGACGCCGCTCTGTTTTTATGAAGAACGGAAGGTTTTATCTATGTGGACGAGAAAGCATTTACCTACAGCATTCTTGATCGTATTATCCTCTTGCCTCTGTATCGGTCAGGAAGTACATGTGACTCGGGCAGAGGGAATCGTTATGCTTACTGTTAACGCACAAGAACCCTATAGCTCTTTTACTGGGGAACAAAAATCGCCATATTTAGCAGTTGCTTGCTCTAAAAAAGGGAAAAATGTCGAACATAAACTGCTTTTTTCTCCTCAAAGCGCTGTCGTCGAGTACAGTTCAGCCGCGCCATCGACATTCGATATGACGATAAACGGGGCCAGCCAATCGATCCTCTGGGATTCAGTGAACGATATAAAACATTTCACCTATCCAGGAAACGAAAAGGTACGGCTGAAATTTATTAATTTATTACTGGATTCCGGGTCCGTGTCTATCCGTTACACCCCGGCATATGTCGCGCCTCCGACTACCAGCGTTTTCGATCTGAGTAAACTTCGCGATGCAATTGCCTATAATTGTCCCCAGCCGAGATGATTTAAAAATCAGCTAAGGAGCCACTCCAAGTTGCGAAATTGGAGGTATGAGTAATGTCGCAGAGGAAAATAAGGGTAGATGTTGCAGGTTGAGAACAACAAAGACTGGACTATGTTGCAGGATTAAGGAAGTGGAGGTGTTGCGGGCTAAAAAGAAGAAGAGCTGGACTCTGTTGCAGGCACGGGAGTGTTCGTTGCAGGCGTACGATCACCGGATTGCAGGTTATGGTGGAACGTGTGGTGTGTTGCAGGCGGGAGTCCGATAATCGGACTTTCCCGTTTCGTCGTCATTAGAAGGTTGCAGGTAAGCTTTTGGGGTAAACTTTTCAGGATCGTAAAAGGCTGTGAGATAAGCGAATGTTTTTCCTGAAAACCATCCTCATCGCAGACACATATCTTATTTTGCTTACGGTTCGGTTGGTGCTTTGGCTGGAAAGAAGGGTCAGCATATCCCAGCGAACCCTGGAGCGGAATCTTATCGGCATCTGGGCGGCGCAAAGCGTTTTCATTTATTATTTGCATCACCATTGGCAGTTATTTCTACTCCTTTCCGTCATTCTCTTTTGGCTTCTCTCTCTGCATCAGATGCCGAGAGAGAGGAGGATGCATGTGACTCTGGGCTGGGACTGGATCTTTATTCGTGTCCTCTTGCAGCCGATGACGTTTCTACTCGGTCTCCTCCCTCCGCACTCCCTGGCAAGCGATATCAGTTATTACTTGAACTGCGGCATGCTCACTATTCTTTACTATCTTTTTGCCGTCAACTTCGACAATAAAGAGCCGAGAAAACGCAAGCTTAGCTGGGAAAAGATCAAGGAATTGTTCGGGGGTTCCTGGTTGCCGCATCCCTCTCCACAGGAAAATTCGTAGCGGCTCTTGTCAAGATTCGCATTTGCGTTATAGTCGTTTCACGAGCACCTACTCTCAGACAGACTCACTGAGTAATAGGCATAACTTCGAGCCGCTCGTACACGACCGGGCGGCTTCTTTTTCGGGACATAGTCAAGGGGTTATGGGTTGCAGGAGCATTACATTGCATAATTACGGTTGCAGGGACGAAGATGTAGATAGTTGCAAAGGCGCGGTCCGGAACGGGTTGCAGGCTATCGGTTGTGAGGATTGAATTGTGCGTTGCAGGTTCACAGATTTGTTGTTAGGGTTATCGAGCGAAACGAGGTAGAAGGGAAATGGCGAAACTTCACGAGTTACTTGCCGTCGAAAGCAACCTGAAGGGACAGGCGGAAAAGCTCCGCCAGGATCTGATGGGAACCTTCGAAAAGAAGCGGCACCTCTTCGAGGAAACGCGGAAGACATACACGGCAAAGGAAGAAAACAGCAAAACGGTTGTCGAAGAACAGAAAGAGATTCAGACTACGGTTGCGAACGAGATCGCGTGGATCTCGACACACATGGCGAAGGCCATCGACGCCGGTTACCACATCGACACAGCCAACACGCAGGCCTTTGCCGATGTGGTGATCGAAGACGAGGAAACGGCGATCCTGAAACAGGTCCCTGCAACGGCGCTCCTACAGCTGGAAAAGCGGCTGAAGGACGTTCAGGCGCTGATCCAGGCGATTCCTACTCTCGATCCGGCCAAGGGCTTTCAGCTGGACACGGAGCATGCTAAGAAGGGTGTTTACAAGGCTCGCGATGTGGTCAAACCGCGCACGAAGAAGGAGCCAAAGGTCATCACGCTAGCTCCGGCCACCGATAAATTCCAGGCGCAAACGCAATTGCTGAGCGTCGATGAACCGGTGGGCGAGATTCGCGAGCAGGAGTGGAGCGCCATGTTGACGCCTTCGACAAAAACGGAGCTGTTGGATCGTGTGGAGAAGACCATCCGCTCCGTCACTCGCGCCAGGGCGCGGGCCAACGAGCAGGAAGTCGACGTGCATGGCAATAAGGTTGGCAAGAAGCTGCTGGATTACATCTTCCAGCCCCTGCAGTCCTAAGGAGGCCTATGAAAATAAGTGACCGGGGCTTCGTCCGTTATGAACCGATTGAGGATGCCAATTTCGATTACGCTGACCATCAGATATCTCTGCAGCTGGTGGAGTCCTCTGCCGATCCATTGGACAAAATCCATGTTTACCTTAGGATTCCATGGAGACACTTGTCGGACACAATGACAAATTACGTAGGGAAAGACAAAGTCGCCATAGCGTGCGATCTCGATCAGGATTCGGCGAAGCTGCTCATTGAACAGCTTCAAGATTGGCTCAAAAAGTTTGGGTGACCCCGCGAGGGGGAATCCAGGTTTGTCGTTATCGTTATCGTTGTGAAAAAGGTTAAGGCTATCACCCAATAGGTTTGTCGGGAGTTTGTGATATGCCGGAGCGGGGAACATTCCAAAACGCGGTCGCCGGTTCAAATCCGGTCGAGGCCCCCATAAAAATTATGGCCTCGTAGCTTAGCGGTAGAGCAGCGTGATCAGGATCAAATGTTCTCGGGCGGTCGGCTAGGCACGTTAAGCTCCTAAACAATTCGATCTAGCTCAGTTGGTAGAGCATCACACTTCTAATGTGAGGGTCGCCGGTTCGAATCCGGCTATCGAGCATCTTGCCCCGTTCGCGTGGAAGCGGGCGGGGCTAAAATTTTTACCGGCAAATCCATAGGGAGATGGAGATGATTATCAGCATCGAAGACATCGTTAAGCAGGAATTCGAGAAAGCGAAGCTTGCGCTTGTCGCCGCCTACGAGAAGGAGATGCCAAAGGAAAGAGGCGCCGGAGTGCTGCCATCGCAGGCTATTCTGGTGCTCAAAACCGGAGAGGTGCTGGAACCCTACGACTTCAGCTGGGAAACGCCGGAGCAGAAGCGGAAAAGACAGGTATCGGTCGCCCTTCTTGCGGCGTTCTTAGATGCAGCTGCCGTCATTACAACCAACGAAGGATGTCTCGCGCATTTCGACATGAAGAAAGAACCTTTTACGAGTATGTCCGACCGGGTTCAGGGGGATCGCGACAAGTTTATGCGACTCGCAAACGAATGGAGGATCAAACGGTTTGGCCCATCCATAGCCAATATGCCAGACAAATATATGAGAGACTCCCTGGTCGTGAATGCAATAACGGAATCCGGCCATTACAGTTGCATGACGTCTTTCCAGCGAAACAAAAAGCCAATTGTCTTCGAGGATTACGATCTCTCCCACGGAGAAACGCGACTCAATATCGTCCCGCCGTGGTGGTCGAAAGAGTTCTGGGGCGACCGGCTGCGATTCATCGAAATTACGCGTGCCCAGATTCCCTCCGACATGCCTAAAAACGAGGTCTTGCATACCTTCGAAAAGGCGATGGATAGAATAATTAACTGGTTTCCATGGTAAGCAGCATCAATTCAGGCCAGAATCGCACCGGTGCTGGCGCCGTTGCAGGATACATGGAACTAGAGATGTTGCAGGCTTTGCCGCCGATGTTCGGTGTTGCAGGTTTTGTGCCAGTTGCAGGTGGATGTAGTCGAAGTCAGAGTTAAGTCAAGGTTGCAGGTAGGAGAGGATATGAAGGATAACTTTACGAGAATAGCCTTAATCCTGGACCGATCCGGGTCGATGCAGGCGAGCCGCGAATCGGCGATCCAAGGGATCAACGACTTTGTTCAGGGCCAGAAAAAGGTTCCCGGAGAAGCGGCGTTAAAGCTAGTGCAGTTCGATGATCAATACGAAGTCGTTTTCGATAAAAACATTCAGGATATACCGGAATTCACCCAGGAAGATTTCAAGCCGAGAGGCAGAACAGCTCTCTACGATGCGCAGGGAAAAACAATCGTAGAACTTGGCGAAGAGCTTTCTAAACTCCCAGAAGAGCAACGTCCTTCCCATGTCATTGTGGTGACCATTACCGACGGGAAGGAGAATGCCAGCAGGAAATTCACTGCCGAGACGGTAAAGGCTCTAGTCACGCAGCAAAAAGAAATCTACAACTGGGATTTTGTCTATGTGGGAGCGAATCAGGATGCTATCGCCGTCGGCGATTCCATGGGCGTCACGATGGATTCTGCGTTGACTTACAATTCCCTCAACGCGCAAGCCTATGGACAGATGGTGAGTTCTGTTTCCTCCTATGTAGCCTCGCGGCGCATGGGCGTACGAGCTGCCTTCACCACCGAGGACCGGAAGAAGGCTCGCTGATTTCGTAGGCGGTTTTCCAGTTGCAGGTGAGCATGGTCAGTTTTCCAGTTGCAGGCAAATGCGGCTAAACTTCCATCGATAGATGTTGCAGATGAAAAGGCTATAGTTGTTACAGGCGAATGCAGTCGATCTCGCCGTGTTGCAGGTTTTACGGAAGTAGAATATCAAGCTGCAGGCGGAAGAGCTTCTCTTGCAGGTTTCGGAGATCATGATTTGTTGCGGGTCCGGCTTCATGAAAACTGCAGACTAACGTGGCCGTATATTTGTGTTGCAGACCGGTGGTATACAGCAGAGTTGCAGGTGAGCGTCATGTGTTGCAGGCCGGTGCATGTCTGGAATAGTTGCAGACTAGCTTTGGGATCGTTTGGCAAGTTCGTAGCGATCCCAGAAATCTCGTAGCATTTTGGAGCGTTGCGGCTCGGGTTGTCGAAAGATTCGCCGCAACGCTCCTTCCATTTCGCGATCTTCTTCGCTTTCCAAGAGCGAATCGGAGTCCGATTCCTGGACTTTTTCGAGGGTCCACTCGACGATCCGGTGAAGTGGAACTCCAGCTTCTTTGGCCTTCTGTTTGCGCCGGAGAAAGCGGCGCAACTCCAAGACGCTAAAGAGCTGAAACTTGCCGAACTTTCTGGGCTTCACGATTCCGCGATGGATCATGACGTAGAGATGGTTGGAAGTAATTTCCGCGATCTCGCAGAACTCCGATGTGGAAAGCAAAGGAATATCGATCAGATTTTCTCTGCGTTTCCCGGAGAGCAGCAGCTCCTGAACCTCAAGGGCCTGCTTATAACGGGGGCTTGGATCGAGATATCTCCAATCGGATTCGAGACAGGATTTTCTGCCGAAACAAATACCGGCCAGCTTGCCTGCTTTAATCAGCTTTTTAACTTTTGGGGCGGAAAGATGCAACTCCATGCATAATTCCGGGAAGGTAAGCCATCGTTCTTGCATGCGGAAAATATAACTCAATCCTGCCTTGACACGAGGCAAGATTGGCTTATAAATAGAAAAGATCGAACGGGCACGGAGTTGCCAACCCTACTCAAAATAGGGTACTGCGCGACTGGCCCATGGAGAAGATATCCATGGCCACAACTGCGCCCGAAACTCAGATTCAACACCTCGAAGAACTTCCCAGCGCCAGCACTTTTGCGCTCGCGAATGTGCCGCTATTCCGGCAGATGGCGGCGCAATACGATTTCGGCGACGAGCTTGCCCGTTTCGAGCAGACGCTGGTGAAAACCGTATTCCCCTCCGACAAAGTGGTAACCAGATCGCAACTGCTGATGTTCCTGTCGGTGGCGAAGATCTATAAGCTCAACCCGTTCGTGCGGGAGATCTTTGCTTTTCCCGCGCAAGACGGCGGGATCGTTCCCGTGGTTTCCGTAGACGGCTGGATTCAGATTATCGAACGCCAGCCGCAATACGATGGCGTCGAATTCGAGTATGCCTGGGCGGCTGGGAAAGAAGGCAAAGAGCCGGTTTCCTGTACCGCGATTATCCACCGCAAGGACCGGCAGCGTCCGACGAAGATCGAAGAGTATCTGTCGGAATGCGTCCGCGACACAAAGCAGTGGAAGCAGAAACCGATCCGTATGCTGCGCCACAAGGCGCTGATTCAGGCTGCCCGCTACGCCTTCGGCATTGCCGGTATCTACGATGAGGATGAAGCAGAAAGAATCCTGGAAGGGAATCTGCACACCTCGTCTCAGGGGAACATAGTTTCCGAGATCCGGATGCCGCAGCGCGTTGCAGAGATTGCGCCGATCATCGTTCCGGCATTGACGCCGGTCACCGGCTCCGATACGCAGCTCATTACGGTGAGCGATGTTGCGGTCCCTAACATTGTCACTCCTGTAAAGGTCGATCCCATCGTGGAGCCTCCGGAAGAAGTCGCTACTCCGGCGACGGAGCCAGAGCCAGTCCGACAATCGGACTCGGATAAAACCGGGAACCCGATCCTTCAGCAGCTGATGGAAGAGGGCAAGATAAAGCCAGCCTCCGAAGTGCCGCCGCCTGTGCATGAATCCGCTCCCAAGATCATCGGCAAGGGCAGGGCGCAGCGTCTCTACACCATCTTGAACCGATACAAAATTCACACGGAGCAGGAACTCAAAGAAAACTTCCTGGCTCCTTTGAAGCTCGACCATGTCTCGGATATGCCGGTGGATATTTACGAAGGTGTTTGCCTTTGGGCGGAGGGGAGATCCCCATCTCCAGAGAATGCAACGAACAGCGATACAGAAAGGGATGAAGGTAACGATGGACTCAGTCACGATGCAACCGTTGAATAGCTCGAACCTGGATTCGGCTGGCTTCGATCCAGAGACGGGGACGCTGGTAGTTCAGTTCAAATCCGGCAAGAGCTATCGATGGATCGGGGTCACTCAGGATATCTACGACTCTTTAATGGAAGCGTCGAGTCCGGGCAGATACTTCAACGAATTTATCGCCGGGAAGTTCGGTCGTGGAGACCTCGTATAGGAGAAACGATGGCAAGTGCAGACGAATCGGTGAATGCGGTTCCGCAGTATCAATGCACGGAATGCGGTCAAGTTCTAGACATGAATCTTTCTCGCGGCATCGAGAAAAGATCGAAAGCACAGCAGCGCCGGGATGAAGACGACTCCGAGAATTATGATCGCAGCGATATTCAATTGATCATAACGAGTTGCGGGAATCGGACCTGCTCTCAGTATGCTGTCGTGAAGGTTATTCGTATCCCGCGAATCAAGGTTCCAAGTGCCAGGATCGATTTGGCGTAATTACTTATTTCCAAAGAGGGAATCATGAAAGTAGTCGAATTAGCAGAAGTTCTGCCTCAGCGCGCAACCAGCTCCAAGTACGATCACCTGATCAACAAGGCGATTGAAGTTGGATACAACAAGGCTGTCGTAGAGGACTTTTCTTCACCTGAAATTGCGGAGCGAACCGCCTCCTCGATTCGTGCGTTAAATAACAAAACTCCTCGGCATAACCACTTGCGGACCTCCGTCATCGGCCAGACTGTGGTTATCTATCTGGACCCCCGCAAAAAGGCCACGGAAGAAAGAAAAAACGCCGAGACGGCAAATGTCGCTTGAGATCCAAAACGGCTCCTTTGAGGAAAAGGGGCATATCTATCGTGACGCTCAGGGCCGGAAAGTTCTGAGCGTTACGCAAGTCCTGCAACTTATGGGCTTGGTGAATTACGACTTTATCCGGGAAGAAATACTGCAGCGCAAATCGCAGATCGGCATAGCCGTGCATAAGTCCATCGAGTATCTCTGCGAGGGGGCGCTGGACTGGGATACGGTCGATCCGGCCGCGATGCCATATGTTGTCGGAGCGGAATCTTGGATGCGGGAAATGGCCTTTGTCTCGGAAAAACGAGAGCAGGCGGGCATTGCGACGATCAACGGCATGTCGTTCGGATATGCCTACGATCACAAGGGCAAGATGCGCTACAAGGGCAGGGAACGCCAGGTCATCCTCGATCTGAAAACTTGTTCGGCATCGAGTCCGAGCTGGGCCTTGCAGACAGCGGGTTATGCCCTGGCAGAGAATCCAAACTCTCCGGCAAGTCTTCTGCGTGTCGTCACTCAATTACTTCCCGATGGCCGGGTGAAACCCATTTACTTCGAGGATCTGCAGGACTATCGCACCTTCCAGTACATGCTCTATTGTGCGATCTGGAAGACGAATCACGGTTACAAATTAGAACGGGAGGAAGAGGCGGCATGACGCGGGCCTTCACGCTATTTGCCGGATTAGCGTGTCTCGTCGCCTGTTCGGGGACACAGCAGCCGACGACGGCAATCACGGCTAAGTCGATTCATGTCCGGCAATACGACGGTGGTTACCTGATCGGCGAATGGGAAACGAAAGGCATTGTTTACAGCGCCATCAATGGAGCGAAATATCGCTTCGAAGACGCTAGTTCCCACCAAACGATAGAAATATCCGGCACCGTCCAAATCGTCATTCAGTGAGGGATTTCATGCCAGAGGAAACGGATCAATATGGGCTGGTCACCGTTCTCAAGGGCCAGATAGAAGCTCCGGATGGGGCATATGCGCGACAAAGGCAACAGCTGCGCGCTGAGTTCTTGCCGGTTGTCGTCTCAGCAAAACAATACGAAGTTACGAACCTTTTCACTTATCAAGAAGCTGTCGGAATGGGCAGCATGTTACAGGCGCTCTCTGGCAAGGTCACAGAGTTTTATAAGCCAGTAAAACAGGTCTTCGACGCCGCAAAGAAAATCGTGCTCGACAATGAGAAACTCGACGCCGGACTTGTTAACGCCGCCAAGAATCACCTTAGCGTTCAAGTCTCTATCTTCGAAGCGGAGCAGGAGCGCCAGAGGCAGGCAGCAGAAAAGATTGCACGAGAAGCGGTAGCGAAAGCGGAGCAGGAACGCCGTTTGGAACGCGCCATCGAACTGGACCAGGAGGGCTACAAAGAGGAAGCAGTCCGATTATTGGACAGCGAAGAGTTGGCGCCTCCAGTCATTGTGCAGGCTTCGATTCCAAAGAAATCCCCTGGCTCGGTCCATCGCAGGAAGTGGCATGCTCAGGTCAACGATCCCACGCTGCTAATCAAAGGGATTGCGGCCGGCAGCGTGCCCATCCAGGCGGTAAAGATCGATCAGGCTTGGCTCGACAAGCAAGCCACCCAATATCAGGGAGGCCTGAATTATCCAGGAGTGTCGACGTATGAAGAACAAACCCATCACTTCCGATCCTGAGGCCATGAAAGAGCTTAAAGACAAGATCGACTTGATCGTCATAAAGCAGCTTCACCACTTGAGCTCCAATCAGCTGACTCCGGAAGCGGAGATCGTAAAAGACCTTGGCGCCGACTCTCTCGATTGCGAATTTGTCCTCTTCGAATTGGAAGACGAGTTCGAAATCGAAACAGACGAGGCCGATTTCGAAAAGCTGCGAACGCTGGGGCAGGTGTATCAGTATGTCGCGGAAAAACTTGAGGAGAGCAAATGAAGATAGTGAATTGGACGTCCCTTTTTGCCGGGGCGGTCGTAATCATCGCGCTGGCGTCTCCGGCCTTTACCCAGAACAAACAAGAGCAACCCGCAGCGCCTCCAGTGGCAAAAGCTGGCTCCGCGCCTGCTCCCGTCTCCCTATCTCAGGAAGAAGAGACTGTGCTTCTCGTTCGCTGGCAGGACGTCGAAAAGGCGCAGCTCGCGCTACAGAATGCCGTTCTTTCTATTCAAGTGAATCGTGGCTGGGGTAAGGATTATTATTACGATTACCAGAGCAGGAAGTTCATGCATACGACGCAGGAACCTGCTAAGGCAGAGAAGAAATAACCAGCTTGTGGGCCTCCTGAAGAGACGAACGAAAGCTCCGTTGTCTGTAATCCGGTAAAACGCGATTCTATAGAACGGAAAGTAGTCGATTTTCAGGAGGCCGATCCCTTCCCTGAATTTCTCCGATCCGAGTTTCCATCAGCTGGTATGATTTCTCCCATCTTAATCACCAAGGGAGAGTTATGAGCGAATCAGGAATTCCCGACATAGCCAAGCAGGATCAAAACAGGCTGATTGCCTTCATGAAACAACTAAAGCTGTTGGCGGCACAATATGAGATCCACGCATTTCTTTGTTATTTAGCGCCAAGATCCAGTCATACCGATATCCCTGTCGTAGGGAAGATCTCGGGCGGCTGCGAGAAATGCACAGCTCTCGCTCATGCAGCGCATTTAATCAAAATGGAAGATTACGAAAAGACGGATTTGTTGTATGCAACCGAATTTCTGACAAGGCACGCCGATATTTTCGGGGAGACAACGCAGGGAGAGTTTCCTCCGGAAGTGGAGGACATTTCAAAGATGAATTAGATCGATTACCATCAACCTCTCAAGGGATGGGAAAATTAATGGCTACGAAAAAAGCGAACAAAAAATCCGACGAATTCCAGCGGGAAATGGAGACCGTCATAGACAAACTCGGGTACCATGCAGTCTTTGTGGCTGGAATACAAAGGAACCTGGACGAGCCGGGATCGTACCTGGAAACCTTCCAAAAAGGATGCGAAAGCTGTATTCTTGACGCCATAGCCCTTATTTTAAACGGATTGGAAAAGAAGGATCTCATTTACATTCTGGCGCGTATCGAAGGAGCCAAAATAGTAAAGACAAACGCAGAAGAAGCACCGACAATTCAGTAGATGAAATTCAAAAATCAACCATGGGACGAACCAGGACTAGATCCGCTGCAGCGCATGGTGCGCTTCAATAAAATGAGCGTACGCGAGTTTGCGAGCCAGTTTGGAGTCAGCTATAACTCGGCGGCGTTAATCCTGGCCGGACAATATCCAAAGCTTCCCGTGGCGATCGCCATAGCGCGTTATTTTCAAGTCACGGTCGAAGATATTTGGGGCCACGAATTAGACTCTTCCGCCAGAAGACCGGTTTTCAATAGGTCATTGATTTCTGGCGGAAGAGTTGTTAAGTTGCGTTGAGCTTAGTTGCCGGAGGGCCTTAACATCGAAGTTTCCAAACTTAGATGTTAATCCGGCAACCCACTCCCTTGGGTAGCTCAACGCGGTAGGGCCGGATGGCGACCGGCCCTATTTTTATCTCACTTCCCCTGCCTAATTCCGAGGCATATATGTCTAGCAAGTTACTGATCGAGGAAGCTCCTCTGCTTGTTTTGCCGAGCTTGGCTCGCAGAGTCGGCGTCAATGAAGCATTGTTGTTGCAACAGGTCCATTACCTTCTCAATCGGAGAGAGTTCGTCGAAGACGGAGTCGTTTGGACATCCAGATCCTACGAAGAGTGGGGAGAAAAATTAACCCATTGCAGCGCTAGAACCATCCAGCGAATCGCTCTCAGCCTGGAGCGCCGGGGCCTGCTGAAGACCCGCCAGGGCGTCAGAAGTTCATGGGATAGGACAAAGTATTACACCATCGACTATGAGCGCCTGGACCAGCTGGAAGACCAAATCGACCATGGCGCCAACTTGACGCAGCAAGCTGCAGAAATCCCAGCAAATACGCAATTAGCTGCGCCAGAAGCGGTCGATGCATCGTGCCAGAATGGCGCCATCGATAGCGCCAAATTGACGTCATCGATAGCGCCAAATTGGCGCCATGTTTATATCAAGAAGAAAGAACATAGAAAAACAGAAGAACCCCTTGTTTTGACTTCGCAAGAAGCGAAGCCCAAACAGGAGAAGGAAGCTCGCGATCTTCGTTGGAATCCGATTCGTGAGGATTTAAAGCTTTACTGGGATACGAAAAATCCCGGCGTAGAGATGCCTTTCAATGGCAAGATCGATGGCAAGGCAGTAAAAGAATTCCTTCGCGACTTTCCCTTGCTTACTCAGGAACAATGGCGTCAATGTCTGCAACATAGAGCGCGCAGCGAGGTTATTCATAGCGAACCAATTCGCTATTGGATACGCAGGTTGATGAGTTATTATGAGAGCCCGCTCGATAGATATGGGAGGAAATTCGATGTCGGTGGAAAGCATGATCAAGCAGAAAGCCTCAACAGGAATAATCGGGAACATCTGTCTAAATGGCTCAGTGGAGGATCAGGAAAAGCGAGCGCTCCTGGCGGCCTTCCTGTACAAGTGCGCGGTGTTTTGGAACCGCCCGGTAAATGAGGAACTCATCGAAGAATGGTGGGATCTCGTAAAAGGCTATAGCTGGAAAAAGCTCGATAAAGCTTTCACGCGATACCTCAGCCACGGAACTGTATTTCCGGTACCAGGATTAATTATCCCGACACTCGACGAAGTAATTGGGTAAAAATTTATGGCGACTAAGAAACCGAGTCAAGGTACACTTAAAGGCGTTGCGACGGTACTACTGGAAATCGGCGCGCAGAGAACAGAACAACTTCGCCAAATAAGAGTTCTGCTGCAAGAGAGTAAAGATGTTGAAGCTCTCGACGCCATGCGGGAATACCTCGCGATGAATCCAGCAACAAGGAACCCAAGGGATGAAAACGAAAGACAAGCAAGCTGAACCGAAGAAGGCGGCGATTGAGCTGATTCGGGTATCGACAGAGCAGCAGGCAGAAGAGGACCGTGGAGGCATCCCGGCTCAGAAATTAGCTTGCCGCGATATCGCAACGGAGTACAACCTCCAAGTGAAATGGACGATTGAGATCGAAGGCGTAAGCGGCGCTCAGGTAATGCGCAGTCCGGGAATGAGAGAACTGCTTAGGATCTGCGCGACCGGTTTATGCCATGGCGTGATCATGCGCGAAGAGTCGAGATTGGTTCGTCCAGGCTCCTTTGGGGATTATATGGTTCTCGGCATTCTCCAGACGAACGGCGTCAAGATTTATCTCCCGGACGGAGTGATTGATTTCAGCACTCCCCATGGAAGATTGTGGGCGTCGATGAAATTTGGCATGGCCGATCACGAGCGCGCTGTCATCCGCGAGAGGACAACTTCCGGCAGGAGATCCCTCCGGTCGGCGGGGAAATGGGTAACAGGCGGTGACCATGTTCCCTATGGATTCAAGAAAGACCCGAAGTCGAAACAGCTAGTCGTCGACGAAGCCAAGATCGAGAAAGTGAAGTGGATTTTCAACGAGTTTATTTCCGGCAATACGAACATTCTTGGCATTGCACGATACCTTGGATTCAACCGTGACCGAGTGCAATACATTCTTAGAAATCCTGTATATACCGGCTACAACGTTATACGGAGAACCGTCGATCCAGAGTTGAATGTCTATCGTGAAGATGGCAGGCTTCGGTATCAGCGTTTCAAGTATTTCGACCAAGAAGAACAGGAAAGAATCAGGCTGGCTGGATTCGAAAATGGCGGGCCGATAAGCGAAGAGATTTTCGAACAGGTCCAACGCATCCTGAAAATTCGCGAGGAGTTTTCTACTTCGCGAGGCAAGTGGAGCACGAACGATCAGTACGTTTATCGTGGACGGTTGCGGTGCTCCTTCTGCGGTGGTCTTTTGCAAACCCAGAAGCAAAGGCACACTACTAACCACAGCCTGTCCTACCTCTATTATCGTTGCGGAAATGCCGAACGTGGCCGGACAATAACCCCTGCTTCCGGGGAACCCTTCGCTTGCAAATCCCCCAATGTATCGAAGGACAAGATCGAAACGGAACTCGATAAAGCGATTAAGAACTTGGCGAACCCAGAGTTTGTTGAGAAGCTCTTCTCGGTCGAAATCGGTTCGGAATCCGAAGAGGAAATCTCCTCGAAGCGCCGCGCTCTGGAAGAAGAGATCTCAAACCTTGAAAGCTCGATTAATCGCCTCCAGGATCTCTATGTCGATGGCAGAATCGACAGAAAAGTCTTCGCGGAAAAAGACGACAAGTTGCAGGCAGAACTGAAGGCAACAAAGCGTATGTTGAACGGTATGACTTCTCGCAAAGAACCGGTCGATACGGACAAATTCTTAGATCTGTTGAAGCCTCTGCTTGAGTGGGATTATCTGAATAACGAAGCGAAAAGGAAACTTCTTGCTTCTATTGGGGTAGGGTTTCAGGTCGCCGTCTATGCGGAGAAGAACCGGAAGGATGTTCGGATTCGAATCGACGGTTTCTGGATCTCGGTTGCAGGGATGGATGGGAATTTGATCGATATTGCCAGTCGACGGGCTTCTGATGTAGCTGAAAATAAAGCACTTTTTTCTACTACCGATAATGAGGCCACACCTTACTTTGGACACGAAATTGGTAGTAACCAGATCTACCTATCTTTGCAGTGATTTGAGGTCGTATGGACGCTGGTTTCTATGGGGCGAAAGCGGAGCCGGGGCAGCTGAAGGATCGCAATATGCTGCTCCGCGATGCTTGCCTCCAACTGAACGACATCCACCAGGAAGTCCAACAATCGGACTACCTCGGCCATAACTTCATTTCCCGCGCCTTCGACCTTCTTTCCAAACTCGCTGACGATCTGGAGGCCCTGCCATGAACTCCAACTCCGGCCTCCAGATCCGCTACTCGCCCAACGATAGCAAGAGGACTCCAGAAAGTTACGTCCTCCATGCTTGCCTCGATTTCCTGCAGGCGGAACATATCTGGGCCGTCCGTATGAATACCGGCAGCCTTGCCCTCCAGAACAAAAAAGGTGGCTTCCGGCAAGTCGCCTTCGGCGTCAAAGGCATGGCCGACATCCTCGCTATGCCCACCATGCAGGTCGGAAATCTTGGGCATATCGTCCCCGTTCCCCTCTGGATCGAGTGCAAGCAAGAAGGGAAAAAACTTAGCAAATTTCAGCACAGTTTTCGCGATTGGGTGACCGATAACGGTCACTTCTATCTGGTCGCTTATAAGCCGGAAGACATCGCGGAATGGATCAAAACTCACCGGAGAATGCAATGACTACTGACAATTCAACGGTAAAAGAAATGAACGAACTCTTCGCCAAAAAAGGCGTCATAGAGGCTCTCAAAATCATCTTTTCGGAGCACACTGGCCTTCAGCAAGTCATTGAAATATTGCTGCTGGTGCCAAAAGGATTCGACGTCTACAAGGAAGAAGAACTGCGTAGCAGAGGGCTTCCGCTTCTCCAAATTCGCGAGAATCAGGCCATCGACGCCCTGGTTTTTCACCGAATGTTCTATGGAGTGAAAGACAAATGAAGCTCTCCTATTTGTCCGTTTGCTCCGGGATCGAAGCCGCATCCGTCGCTTGGAATGTGCTTGGCTGGGAGCCGGTCGCATTCTCGGAAATCGATCCCTTTTGCTGCTCTCTTTTAACTCATCACTATCCGGATATCCCGAACTTTGGCGACTTCCGGATGATTGGAGAAGACGATGCCGGTTCAATCGATGTTCTGGTCGGAGGAACTCCTTGCCAAGACTTTTCCATCGCTGGACCACGAGCTGGAATGGATGGAAACCGTGGTGTCCTGGCCAAGGAATTCCTTGCACTTGCTCAACGAACACGGCCCCGGTGGGTGGTGTGGGAGAACGTCCCCGGCCTCCTGTCGGTTAACGAAGGAAGAGACTTTGGCGCCTTCCTTGGGGAGCTGGGGGACATCGGGTATGGGTTCGCCTACCGAGTTCTTGACGCTCAATACTTCGGAGTTCCCCAACGCCGCCGCCGCATCTTCGTTGTCGGATATTTTGGTGACTGGAGACGTGCCGCAGCGGTACTTTTTGAGCGCCAAAGCCTGCTCGGGAATTTTGCGCCGCGCCGCAAGAAGACGCAAGAAACTGCCGGAACAATTAGAGCGCGCACTCAAAGCTTTGAGCGACAAGGAGGAGTTGTCCCCCACCCCCCAACTGCCGGAACCCTCTCAACAGCTAACTCCTATACAGGCCAAGATGCAGACCGGAACCTGCTCGTTTCAACTGCCTACGGAGGTAACAATAGATCCAGTTCCATCGACATCGCTCCCGCCTGCAACTCCGCAGGATCGAGGCGAATGGACTTCACAAGCGAAGCCTTGATAACGGTCATGCCGATCCTCGAATCTGGCGCCCGCACTGGCAGATCTACCGACGATCAGCGTTGCGGCATCGGCATCGGAGACGAAGGCGATCCGATGTTTACCCTCCAGTCGGGAAAGCAGCATGCCGTTGCCTTCGCGGAGAACCAGCGCGGCGAAATCAGGACCAGCGATGTATCGATGCAGCTCTCTTGTGCTGGCGGAAAACCGGGAATGGGTTATCCGGCCGTAGCCATAAACTTACGCGGTCGTGAGGGTGGCGCGATGCCAGAATGCGACGAGGTAGCGAGTATGCGCGCAGCATCCGGAGGCAGCAGCAGGAGCTATATCGAAAGTCAGATGGCCGTCCGAAGACTGATGCCAATCGAATGCGAAAGACTCCAGGGTTTCCCTGATGACTACACCCTGATTAAACACAAAAATCGCTGGGCCTCGGACTCGGCGCGCTATCGATCACTCGGAAATTCCATGGCCGTTCCGGTCATGCGATGGATCGGGGAGCGCATGGAAGCTGTCGAAACCATAGCGGAGAAAACTGCATGAAATCCCTCTACGACAAAGCCCATCAGGCGCTGGATACGGCCGAAAAAGTCGACCGCATTCTCGAAAGTTCTCTGGCCGATGCTCTCTATATTGCCGCCGAGCAAAAGGTCGGTTTGGATGTAGAAAAGCAGAAGATACAAATCGATTGGTGGATCAAACTCGCCACGCTTCGCACACAAAAAACTTCCAGAAAGCAATCGGAAATAGCATAGTGAGAAGCGCTTTGGGAAACTCTCCGCAAGCCAACTGGTCCCACATGAATGTGGAGGCAGAGAAGGCTATCCTCGGCCTAATTCTGATGGAGAATTCATCCTATTTCGAAGTGACCGAGCAGCTCTCGATTGGGGACTTCGGACTGGATTCCCACCGCAAAATCTTTGGATCTATTGCCGGTCTCCTGGAAGATAGACAACATGTCGACATTATTACTTTATCGAATAAGCTACGCGAAACAAGAGAGCTGGAAACTATAGGAGGAGTGGCCTATCTTTCCGGTCTCACAGACGGGATTCCGAGACACTTCGATCCCAAAAACTATGTCGATATTGTCCTGAAAAAGTCGCAGTTACGGAAGGTAGTTTCGATCTGCGACCGCATCGGCGTTCGGGCTATGGACGGGGCGGAAACTCCCGATCAGTTGCTGGCGGAGATGCAAAGCGAAGCGCTCGATATTAGCGCCGATGCGCCAGGGGAAATGCAGCGGGCCTCCGCTATTTTGCCCAAAGTTTTAGTTGAAATCGAGGAACAAAGGAAGATCGATAGATCCCAGAAAACCGTGGGATTCACCACCGGAGTTCCCGGTCTCGACGAGCGCACTTGCGGCTTGTATCCCAACGAATACACGATCATTTCCGGAGACACTGGAGGCGGGAAAACAGCGTTCGCTACCCAGATAAGTTTGGCGAATTTGCGTAAGGATATTCCCGTCTTATGGTTCTCTCTGGAGATGACAAAAGAGCAGTTAATAAGACGGTGTTTCGCTCCTATGTCGGAGTTTCTTCGCGCCAAAGATATACGGGACCCACGGAGTTTAAATGTCACCGATTATCTGGAGTTAAAAAATGTATCAAAAAAGCTTGCTGAGTTGCCACTATGGGTAGATGATAATTCGCGTCTATCGTTAGACAAGATTCTCGCCCGCGCCCGACTTGCTATTGCACGGTACGGTGTGAGAATTATTGTTCTAGATTATTTGCAAATTGTAGAAGTCCCGGATGTGAAAGACGACGTCCAGAGATTGGACCGAGTCACTTACAGGCTACGAGATTTGGCGAAGACAGAAAAAGGGGTTCACGTCATCGCCTTGTCGCAACACTCCTATGGAGAAGACTCCAAGGGGAAAAAGCGGCTTAAGGGATCGTCGTCGTTGATGCAGTCGTGCCAGAACCTATTCGAACTCAGAACCGAGGAAGAAAGCTCCGATGCTGAGATCGCGATCCGCAAACAGCGGGAGGGAAGGCGCGGGAGAGTTTCTTGCAGATACGATGCAGATAGTTTGAGCTTTGTTGCCTGATAAAAGTTGTTTCGTTGCTTTGCCTGTGTACGTTGGACAAAAAATAACTTTCCTAAAGCAGAGGGCAAAAGGAAGACGAAATCGAGTCCCCAGTCGTTGAAATGGAGCCACTGCTTGGAATGCAAGGAAACATAATATGAGCACACTTGCTATCTCCATTGAGAGTTTAAGCCCAGAGCTAACATCGAAAGCCATAGAGGTTGACAGGAAGATCAGGGGAGCGGAAAAGTCGCATCGTCAATCGACTATGGAGATTGGATGGTATGGGCGCATCCTGCGAGAAGAATCCTTATTCCTAGAGCTCGGGTTCGAGTCCGAGGCTGCTTATCGGCAAGAAGTTCGTATTAGCCGATCAACGTGGTACAGGATGATTCGTATCGCAGAGCATTTCACCAAAGTTCCGCTTGACGCCTTCCTAACCATGACAGCGGACAATGCCGAACAGTTAACCCTTCTCTCCGAAAGCGACCGCATTAAGCCGGAATGGATCGAAAGAGCGGCAACGTTGACGGGGCCGAAATTAGAAGACGAGATCGTCAAATATGAAGCGAGAACCAAGAATATCCCCCTCCGGGAAGCGCGCACTACACTCAAACTCAATCTGGCCATGGGGCAAAAAGAAGTCATCGAACGAGGCCTGGAAAAGTGGTGCCGCGATCACGGCATTTCCGATCCCGGTTACGGTTTAGAACTTCTTGTCGCAGAATACACGGATCGAATAACGATGGTGGGATACCTCAACGAATCCCTTCCACGACTTCGCGAAAGTCTGGCTCAAGCAACGACAATCGATCAGCTTCGCACAACACTGCAAACCCACATCGAAGAACTTGTAGAGGTGATCGATATTGTCTCTCCCTCGGGTCGTCCCAATTGAAGAACCTGTTCTTTATCTAGATGACGGTCGGATGATCTGTAATCTGGAGACAGACGAAGGCCGTCGTATCTATAGCATTCTTTTAGAGCAGATGTGGTTGCGCCAGAATGGCATCTGCCCTCTATGTGGTCGGCCCCTCGCCAGGGCCGAGGCCACCTTCGATCATGAGAGACCACGCGGCGCCGGGGGAGGGTGGCGCGATGACCGCATCGAAGTGGTTCAGGATGGGAAGCTGGTAAAACAGAACGCTGCTGTACATGGAATATGCAACTCGCTGAAGGGATCGCGCAGGAATGTCCGGATAGTTCTACGCTACGTCTAAGGAGATTTCATGCACACGATCATTGCATTTTTTCGTTCTTCCAATCGTCAGCTGGCGGCCGCAATGCTTTGCACGATTCTGATGTTGGGAACCATGCCAGGTCTTATGGGTTGCAACGCCAGCAGCGTCGCAAAAGTAGTGAGCGAGATAGCGACTTACGCCTCCGAGGCAGAGCCGATTATTGCCGATGTCATTACGGTAATTACGGCTTTAAGCGCATCCGATTCCACTACTTCGACGACTGTCTCTACAGTTGGCGCGACGATTAAGACGAAGTTGGAATCTTTGGTCACGCTTTGCAATACCTACACCTCCAATCCTTCGACATCGGTTTGGAGCCAAATCACTTCCTTGGTCGACGACTTGGTAACGAACGGCGATTCCGCGCTGACAACCCTGGCAGGCATTAAGTCTTCCACCAGCCAGCAGAAGGCGGTTGTCTTGATGGCTTCGCTCGACGCGATCTTGCATACGGTCGATGGACTGGTGCAATCGACTCAGTCGACTTCCGCAGTCAAAGCAACGGCAGCGCGCCGCGCCGCCAAGTTGAAAGTCGTCAGTCAATACTGGTCGGAGCAAGATAAGACCACGATTGCGAAGGCTTTCGGTTCCAACTATTCCACGTTGTATAGCCACGAAATTGCGATGGGATTCTAATGGCGGAAATTCGTAGAAAACTTGGGAAACTTCCTGTTCGATTCGACAGGAGGACGCTTAAGCTAGCGCGGTATACCGCCGCGCTAGCCCCCGCTCCGGAAGCGTGCGATGAAACCGCAAAGATCACGCAACTGGGCATGATGGGCAACGACGAGGTGGGCGATTGCACTTGCGCGACGGTCGGGCACATGATTCAAGCCTGGACGGCAGAGGATGGAGCGCAAGTGATTCTCCCCGACAGCGACATCCTGGGGATGTATTCGGCGATCACGGGATACAACGCCAGCGATCCGGCAACCGATCAGGGCGCCGCAGTTCTCGACGTCTTGAATTATTGGCGCAAGACGGGCGTCGATAACCATACGATCACGGGGTATGTTTCCGTGGCGCCAGCAAATCGCGACGAGCTGGAGCAGGCGATCTATTACTTTGGGGCCTGCTATATCGGAGTGCTGTTGCCGTGGACAGCTGCGAGTCAGGATATTTGGAGCGTCCCCGAACAGGGAGCGCGTGGCGATGGAGCGCCAGGAAGCTGGGGAGGCCATGCCGTTCCAGTGGTGGCGTATAACGAAACGGGTCCGGTCTGCATTACCTGGGGCCAACTTAAGCAGATGACTTGGCAGTTTTACTACACTTATTGCGACGAAGCGTATGCCTGTGTGAGTAAAGATATTGTCGGCGATAACGATAAGAGTCCAGAGGGATTCGATTTCGTGCAACTGCAATCGGATCTCGCCAGTTTGTAGTAAAACGGGTGTAAACTCGGAGGCATTCAATATAAGTAAGATCTCCGTGAGTAGCGTTGCTCGATACCAAAGGAGAACCCATGCCAAACGAAAAAGAAGCTCGCCGTCTCAGCCCAGCCGAGATGGTGGAAATTATGATACAGAGAGAAACCGCTCGTACTCTGACGCGGCTTTCGACTGAGCCGTTGACTTCAAACAATACGATTAGCCAACCCACATATGGGGCGATACCCAGACGCTCGTATGCGTATATGCCTTCCCTTTCCACCGTGCCTTGGACCGGTCCACTTGCTACACAATATCCAGCTACTACAGAGGAAGCGATACCTGCTGCCCCGCCATCCTCTGTGGCGGTGATGGAACCGCCGAAGATGGACGATCTGAAGCGGATCGAACCGGAGCCAGTCCAGGAATCGGACTTTTCCGACGGCATGAAGGTGCTGGCGATGGAAGCGCAACAGCTTCTTGGGTATCGCCGACTTGCTTCCGCTCACGGCCTTAAACCCCGGCTGCGTTTGGCGCTCGACAAGCTGGAGATCTCCACGCTCGACCCAGATAGCGTGGAGGCCTATAAGGCGCAGATGGTGGTCTACGCAACGGGAAAGATCTTCGATCCCACATGGAAGATCAAACCGCTTACCAGTTACAACGATCCGGTGCCGGAGTTCGTGCTAAACAAATGCGTTTCCATCAAAAAGGAGTTGCCGGAGAGTCAATTTTGGGTAGAAGAGTTGCATATCGATCCCTTTATGCTGGTTGTTCTTCCCAGGCCCGATATCTATTTGGGTAACGGCTCTGTCTTTCCTCCCGGATACGTTCAAACCTATTCGGAGAATTTCGCTTACATCGATGTCTGGGCCGAGAAGAAGTTCGAAGAAATGCTATAAACCGCTTGAATTCATATAGCTCTTCCGCTTACCGTTTAGTTGCGGAATGTCTCCGCACTCGCTGCGCCGGGTGCGGAGTCTCCTCTTCGAGGACAATCCAATGCTGGCGCAGCGGCGAATCGTTTTTCTCTTCTTTCTTCTTTGTCTTAGCGGGCTGACGGCCTGGGGGCAAGGCTCGGCTCTGTCCGGCCAAGTCTTCACGCCGAACGGATACCCGGCCGCGAGTGTCCCTGTGCGCGTGTGCGCCTACACGTCGACGGGAATCCCTTGCACGCCGCTCTCCTCGATCTATTCCGACATTACGCTGACGACTTCGATTGGCAATCCCTACACCACCGACAGCAACGGCAACTTTGCCTTTTATGTCGGCCTGGGCACGTATGTCGTCCAGATCACGGTCGGCACGGTGACCTATAGCCAGCTGTTCACGGCGAATGGAAACGCCAGCGTTTCTTCCGTGTCGCTATCGATGCCTGGGATCTTTACGGTCAGCGGATCACCGGTGACAACCTCGGGGACCTTCACGGTGACCTTTGCTTCGCAGTCGGCAAATCTGGCCTTTCTTTCTCCGAATGGATCGTCTGGCACGCCGACTTTTCGCTCCATTGTGAAACTCGATTTGCCTTTCACTTATTCCGGCAACACTTCGCAATTGGCCACCGTCTCCGGGACATTGACGAACAATAGCCTGCTGGCTGCCGACGCCTCGGGAAATATCGTGAACGCTTCCGGCTCGACGCTCTCTACGATCACGATTTCGACCAGCCTGATCTTGAGCTACATCGGCTCCGGACAATGTCTGCAGACAACTACGGGCGGCGCCGTCGTCGGCACTGGCGTGCCTTGCGGCACGGTCACCTCGGTCGGACTCACTGGGCCGAATATTTTCACCTATTCCAATACACCGGTCACCAGCAGCGGGACATTGACCATGACGCTCGCTACACAAGGGGCGAATGCCGCGTTTATGTCACCGAATGGAAGCATCGGCGTTCCCTCGTTTCGTTCGATTGTGGTGGCGGATTTGCCCTTTACCTACACCGGCAATACCACAAAATTGGCTACGGCAAGCGGCTCTTTTACTGCTGGAGATTTCCTGACGACCGATGCCAGCGGCAACGTGATCGACAGCGGATTTGGCAACATTAAGATTTTGGCAAAGATCACCAAGCAGTCGTCGTGCCAACTAGCTAGCGATCCGAATGGCTTTTGGTCCTGCAGTGGCTCCTTCACTTGGTCCACCACTTTATCGGATGCCAACTACAACCTTACTTGCTCCATGCAGTATCCCGGCGCCGGATCATGGCCTAGCGGCACGTATGGAACTTCCAAGGCTGCTCAGGGAACTTGGTACAGCCTGACGCAATCGACAACAGGATTCACCTATCTAATTTCCGACGACCACTCCGGATCGAATGGAGCCATCTACGCCATGGATTGCATGGCATACGAATAGGGCGATGGATATGACTCGACTTCTCAAATATTTGCTGCCGATCTGTCTGCTTCCGATCGCCGTGCAGGCGCAAACGATCACGAACCTGGGCGTGACGGCGATGAGCTCCACGACGGCGACGATCAGCTGGACAACAAGCATCGGCGCCAGCACTCAGCTGCTCTATGGGACCAGCAGTCTATCGCAGGCGACTCCCGTAGACAGCACGCTGTTGACCTCGCACACGGTCACGATTTCCGGCCTGACCGCAGGTACGACCTATATCTATGCCGCCGTGAGCGGAAGCACGCAGTCGTCTACGCAGAAGTTCACGGATTGCTCTTCTCCCGGAACTGCAGCTCTTAGCGGCACCATTAACAACTATTACGAGTACGGGCTTTACACGATTACCTGGGTCAACGATAGCGGGCAATCCGTCACGCCTACGCTTTGCGGCGCCGCTCTGACGCAGACCTTTACCGGCACGCTGGACAACGCTTCGTCGCTATCGTTGTCGATCCCGGACAACCTGCAGATTGTTCCGAGTCCCTCGCATTGGCACATCGCCGTCACCGGCATCGATGGAAGCATCGGAGCCATGTCGACCACCTTCACCACGGCGGGCGGAGCACTCAACATCTCAGCCTCTTTGGCGGCTGCGGCCGTCAACAATCTGATCCATGTGTGGGAAGATCCGACGACCGGCATCTTCTACCCTGCAGTAACCGCTTCCAGTGTCGCCTGGGGACATATCACGGGCACACTGAGCAATCAAACCGACCTTCAAAACGCGCTGAACGCCAAGCTGAATTTGTCGGGCGGCACGATGACCGGAGCACTGACCGCGCCCAATATTACCGACAGCGCATTGACCTCTGGCGACTGCGTGCAGGCCAGTACGGGCGGCTTGCTGGCGACCACGGCCTTTCCCTGTGGATCGGTGGCCAGCATCGGCATGACTGTGCCTTCGGCGCTGCTGGCAGTCACGCCGAGTTCCATTACTTCCTCCGGGACGTTTGCCATCACGCTGCAATCGCAGTCGGCGAATCTGGGCTTTTTCTCTCCGAATGGATCATCCGGCACACCAAGCTTTCGCGCTAGTGTGGAAGCAGATTTGCCGTCGACGACGGCCTTCACGGATGTCTCCAGGACCTTCACGACGGCGCAGACCTTCAGCGCGGGACTCTCGGCATCGAGCATTACGGATAGCGGTCTCACCTCCGGTCGATGCGTCGTGACCACCACGGGCGGGCTGCTGACGACTACTTCCGGCACATGTAATTCCGGCACGTTGGCCACGGTCGGTTTGGCGATGCCCTCGCAATGGTCTGTGAGCAATTCTCCTTTGACCGGGGCTGGCGGCACGATTACTGTCACGCTCACCAGCTATACCGGCACGGGCGCCGTTGTTCTACAGAACAATCCATTGATCGATACTGCGCTGAATGTCTTTACTTCGGCAGGGGGCGATCAGCCAACGTTTGCGAATCTCTATTCGCCGAACAGCACAACAGCGGGTAACAGCGTCGGCATCGAAATCGGAACGACAGGAGTAACGAATTTCGATTCAGCACACTTCGGGTTTGTCTACGAAGGAGAAGGTCTTCCTACGAACTACGCTTCGATGGGAATGTATGGCGCCGAGCATGTTCTCAACATCTTCGGGACGACCGATGTAGCCATTGGGACGACGTTAGACAACGGTTACGCTCTGACTGTAACCGGGGATATCAATACAACTGGAGTCTATCGAATAAACGGCACACAGATCGCGGCGTCCAACTTGAGTAATGGCACCACGGGCAGCGGATCTATCGTGTTGGCTTCGTCGGCCAGTACCACGGTTAACGGCCAAACTTGCACATTGGGCTCAACCTGCACTATCACGGCAGCTGCTGCGGGCATCACGGTGGGAACAACCACTGTGTCGAGCGGGACATCGGGATATGTGCTCTATGACAATGCCGGGACACTGGGGAATTTAGCAACAACGGGTAGTGAATCGGTTGTGTTGCAGACTTCTCCAACTATCAACACGTCTCTTGCCGTATCGGCGACAGGATCGTCTACCACTCCTATCTTAACTATTAGCAACCCTTCCGCCGCGAGCACATCATTAGCTACGTTTTTAGATTCCAATCTGTCCATAGGAAACTTCGCTCAAATTTTAATTGGTCATGACAGCGCTACATCGCTGAACACGGCTGCTTTAAGCTTCCATTATGCAGGGGGCTCGGGGAGTAGCAGCAACTATATAGGACTCGATTTCGGGACCGATGGGGTCTTCAATATTTTCGGCACGGGAAACGTAACCATAGGGGGTGCTTCCGATGGTGGGGTCAAGTTATTTGTGATTGGAAACGAAGCGATATCGGGGAGTGGAACTGCTTTCAGGGTTAGCGGCTCTACCACTACGTCGGGGTCGATAGCTACTTTCTTATCCCCCAGTCTGGCCACATCGAACTTCACGGCGATACAACTCGGCACTGCGCTAACTACAAATAACGCGATGGGGCTTCTCTACCATTTCATTGGTAGTGGCAGCACTTCCAATTTTCTAGAGTTCGATTTTGCCGGGTCTAGTACGTCGATGAGTTTGTTTGCTAGCGGAAACATCTCCGTCGGGACGACAACCGATAGCGGAGATAAGTTTTACATAACCGGAACAGCTGTTAGCAGGGGAATTTTGCATGCTGCTACCGCAAACACTGCGTCCAACACCGTAGCTACGTTCCTATCCCCTTCTTTAGCAACAAGCAACTATAACGTAATCAATGTAGGGGTAGATTCTCTTGTTACCGATAACTCAGCAAGCTTTGGTTTTCACTATGTGGGATCTTCAAGCACTGCCAATTTTGCAAGTATAGGGATTTCAGGGTTTAGCGATAACATCCTTAACGTCTTTGCGAGCGGCGACGTATCCATTGGCTCCACGACCGATGGCGGATATAAGTTGAATGTGAGCGGGAATATAGCAACCAATAGCAGTGGAAGTTTGTTGTCCAATAACGATATCAAGTGGAATACGTTCAACGCGAGTACCACTAATCAAGTGTGTTACGGGAACAGCGGCACTACGGGATACCAGTATCAGATTGCAACCTGTAGTTCGCTTGCTAAATATAAGGCAAACGTGGAAACGTTGGATTCCGAAATTACTCTGAATCAATTGCTCAAGCTCCGGCCTATCAACTACAGAAGCAAAACAACGTATCGAGAGGAAGTCGGATTTATCGCCGAGGAGGCTGTGAAAGTAAATCCGAGAATCGCGACTTATGACAACGACGGCGGACTGGTGGGACTCGACTACGGGCACATCACGGCGCTATTAGTTTCCGGGTTCCAACGCCAGCAGAAGGAAATCGAAGCGTTACAAGAGGAAATCAAACAGCTTAAGAACAAATAGGATGAATATGGCATATCAATTACCGAGTTATACGACGGATGCAGGTCTTACGGCAACCAATGCGTATTTACGGATCACGAATGTTTCGATAGCGCATGTTTCCCAAACGGCTGTCGTTTCCTTTGCCATCTATGTGAGTGAGACAGCAGCAGCGAATGGGAAGCAGCCCATCAAGACAGATGGCTATGCCTTCGACTCGACGCTGTTCAGCTCGACGTTCGGTTCCGTAACGGGTACCTCTCCCTTGACGGCCCCCACTACGGTGAAAGACATCCTTTGGACAGAGGCTTATCTGGCGATGCTACAGAGTAGCTCTCTGACGACGCTGCTGACCGGGGCAACGGCAGTGTAGACGAGATGGAACGGTGTCGTGTGACGGCAAAATTGTTCGAGCTGAAGACGTCGCAGCAGAAATTTGCAAAGGGGAAAGCACAGATGGCCGGGGAGAGCGTTGAAGAACTGCTAGGCACGTTACGCGCTCAAATGGAGCAGGTGATGAGGGAGATTTATGGGAGCCCACAATCGACCGGAATTTCCGGCCAGCTTGTGGTGATGCGGAAAGAGATTACGGCCGATCAAATGGCCCTGCGGCGCGAACTTACAGAAAAGCATGAAGAATTGCGGCATGAATTGAGCCAGAGACAGGAAGCTTTACAGGAAAAGGTCACCAGCGGGCAGACGGTTCTGCGCGAGGATTTCATCGCCGCAAAGTCGGAAATGACGGGCACGGTTAAAGGCGCTCTGCAGGCCCTGGGCTGGGTGGGAGCGATCATCCTCGGCATCCCGGCCGTGGGCACCTTCATCTTCATGATCTTCGACCATATGAAGAAATAGTCCGACAATCGGACTCCTTGCGTCGGCGCGGCTCCTAAGTGCAAAATTAGGCATCCCCAACATAAAGGGGTAACCCTAAGTACGCGAGGATGCATTGCCAACTTGTCCGATACACCACACTCCGCTCATCTGCCCAAAGTGTGTAGGTTCGCAAGGCGGGAAAAAAGGTGGCGCGAGCCGCAGTGACGCAAAAGTCAACGCTGTGCGCGAAAACGTCAAAAGCGCTACAAAAGCACGTTCGAAAAAGATTCGCAAAGGGCCAATGGCGCCCCCATCAGGAGCAGAAAATGGATCTTCTTAGCTGTCCGAAATGTCTCAAAAACTGGGAGTCGACTCCCGTTCACCAAAGGATTCCAGCTACTTTGGAAGGGAACGATTTTGCCCTCCAAATGGACCCCGAAACAACTGACTTTGTGTGTCCAAACGGCCACAGTTTCAGTGCTGCCGAAGTGATCGAAATGACGCCGAAGAAGTCCTCCGGCCGCGCAAAAAAGAACCCAAAAAATAGTACGGATTTATCTCAAAACCTGGAGGCCGACTCCGAAGTCCAAAGCGAGGATGCCGGTAGGGAAATCTGTAAGGAACCGCCTGCCCCCCAAGAGGCTCCGTTGCTGCCCGATTTCATGCTCCATGCTCTGGCCAATATTACCCCAGATGTGGTGGAGCTGATCCCCTCCGGCGATCTGCGCGTGCCTGTGCTGCTCAGAGAGTCATACGTGGAAGCTGTCCAGCAGCTGGCTGACGAAAACAAGCAGACCGTTACCGCTTGGCTCCAAGAACGAGTAGACTTTTGGATGGAAAACGAATTTTCGTTTATCGCGGCTCAGGCTAACCGATAACAGTAGCGGGCAGGGTTGTAGGTAGAAATGAGGATGTGTTCCATTCGAGTGTTGCAGGTTTGTTCCTTGGGCTGTGTTCGTTGCAGGTGATTGTCAGCTGGTCCACGTTGCAGATTCGCAGAACGTTATTACAGGCAAATGGCTTATGTTGCAGACTGGATAAGGCGCTGAAAGTTGCAGGCGGGAAGAGCAGGGTCATATTGCAGGTATTGCAAATACACGTGTCATATAGTTGAGTTGCAGGTCTCGCAAATGGCTCGATACGGATCGGATTCCACAGTTGCAGGTATTGTCTCTTCGTTGCAGGCATAGCGATGTCATCGATGTATGGTTGCAGGTAAGTATGGGTCAGATACAGTTATTGGTTCCGCATTGGGTTTGCGAATTCGAGGACTGTCACTTTATCTGGCCCGCACGCTATAACACTCCACCTAAGATGTGTCCGCAATGCGGGCGGATCAACTGGTTTCATGAGCGCATCCGGCAGAAGAAGGCGCCCAAACTGGCTCCGGCTCAGGTGATCGAGCGGCAGATCCGGCTTCCGCACCATCCCGACTGCGATTGCATTGTCTGCAAAATCAAGAAGCTTCCCCAAGAAAAAGAAGCGTGATAGAGTCTTTGCCGTGGGCACGTCCAATCCTCCCTATCCCGTCGCTACGATCCCGCTGCTGGGAAGCCTGTTCTTCGGTGGGCTTGTCAATGGGGAGAAGGTCTGGAGTCAACCTGGGGGACCGGGCACTATTGTCTACCCCCAACAGCAGATCGGGGAGCAGATCGGGCTATGGGTGGGAGGCTGCGCCCATTGGTTCAACTCCTGGGATGTGCGGGAGAATGCCTGGAATCCTCCGAGCTTTATCTTCGCGTATGTCGTGCCTTCCGCCTTCGTGCTGTGTCCTCTCTGCGGATACGTGCAGCGCATCATCACGCCCTTCGACCTGATTCAAGATCCTGTCGCCAATCCGATCATTTTCGCGTAACTGCGTTCAGGTTACTATCTAGCTTACGCTGGTGGTAGCGATTGGAGTATCATGGTTACCGGAAACTGGATTCTCTACTATTTTATTTCCCTTTCGAATGAGTTTATGAGCCCATGTCTTTGATATTTGAAGGCGTTGTGCGACCTGCGAGACCGATAAGTTACTTGCGTACAGCATGGCGGCCTGTTGCGGATCGATATTTCTGCCGTCCGTTCGTCCGAACTTTTTCCCCGCCGCCGCCGCTCGCTGCATCCCGGCCTTGGTGCGTTCGGAGATTCGATTGCGCTCCTGTTGGGCGAGTGCGGCTAGCAGAGCGATGATGACATCCCCGAAAGGCCCCAAGGTATCCAGGTACGGTTCCGTGAAGGAGCGAAACTTAATCCCCAACAAACGCAATCGTTCGAAGTGTTTAAGCGTTGCGAGAACTCCCTCGCGAGATACCCGGTCGAGCGCCCAGAAAAGGAGCAGATCGAATTGTTTCCGCTCGGCCGCCTGAAACATCTCTTGGAATCCAGGCCGCTCACTGTCTTTGCCGGTCTTATGGTCCACGAATTCCTCGACGATCTCCCACTTTTGTTCCCAGCAAAACTTACGCAGCTGCAGCAATTGGTTCTTTACTTCCTGCTGACGCTTCCGCAATTCCTCGTCTGTTTGCTCCCGCAGCCGCTTGGGCAGGCTCACTCTGGCGTAAATCGCTACTCGCATGACCGTCAACCTTTCGTACTCCGTGCCGATAATCATAGCGCATGAAAGAAAAGGCGACAACATAAACCCCTTTATGTTAGAGTATGCATAAATACGGCCTCAGGAGGCTATATGGGTTATCAGATCATCGATAAAGCTCCTCACCTGCAATTTGGCGAGTTGTATGTAGTCCGCTTCGAGGATATCGATTACATTCCTACTCCTCGATTTGGCATTAGCGGCGAAAGAGTAATAGCGCGTAACATCGACATCTCAGCGCTACCGCCTGGGCAATGGATTATCTATGGTTCGTTCCGCAATTGCGAACAGTTGCGTCTCGTTTTATGCAAACGGAACGATGACGGCACTCACACTTTATACAATTGACGTTATCGCCGTTTCCGTGCATTTTATTCTGTATGCGGATCGACGTGTTTCCTAAGCCCGAGGCTATCCTCGGCTTATTAGATGACGACAGCGTCATAAAACTTTTACCAGCTTCACACTACGATCAGTTCTCGAACGATTCGTTACGTGGATGGTGCCATTGCCATGCCCGTTATGGCGTGCCCACACAGGAACTCGTCGATTGGCTGCGAGCCTTTATCGGTGACCGCAGCGCAATCGAGATAGGCTCTGGCGCTGGCGACCTGGCAAGACATCTGAAGATCCCGGCAACCGATAACCGCATCCAGGAACAATCCTACGTCGCGGCATACTACAAGGCTCTGCGGCAGCCCACGATTCGCTACGGGGCATTTGTGGAGCGTCTAGACGCCCTGGAGGCCATCGCGGCTTATCGCCCCGATGTTGTCATCGGTTGCTGGGTCACGCAATATGCCGACCCGCGCAAGGCTCCGCCCAAAGGTGGGGGAAGCGTGTACGGCATCAAGGAAGACGAGCTGCTAAGGACCGGCGTTACCTATGTCTTAATCGGCAACGAAGAGGTTCACGGAGATAAAGAAATCATGCGGGAAGAGCACACAACCCTGTATTTTCCCTGGCTGCGCAGCCGGTCGCACGACCAGACAAAAAACCGGATTTACATTTGGCAGGATCTCTAAATTGCTGCATACTGCTTGAGGGATTCTGTTGCTATGGGTTCAAAATGAAAAAGGCCACTCGCCCTGGGTGGCCTTCTTTTTTTCACCTTACTTGCGATGAGCTTATAGTTTCAGACCAGCTCGAAATTCGTCGAAGATCCAGAAACTATCCACTTTTGGCCGGTTTTCGGATCGACGACGATGAAGCGGTCCTTTTCATTGTCATACGTAACTTCTATCGGTTTGCCTAACATTCGCGTAGCTGTCTTGCGAATGCGTTTCAGCTGAGAGGACTTCACAGGGCGATGAAATCCCTTTGTTTCGATCCCCACTAAAGGATTCTTTTCGCATCTAGGTTCATGGTGTTCTCTCGTTCTCCAATTCATCGGTATGCCACACCACTTACACGGCTGTGGCGCTTCCGGTCGTCCCCGTGTAAGTTTCTCTCCTTTCTCTCTTTTTCGTTTCACGGCATCAAGTAATTCTTTCAGCGTGTAATCATCCAATCCCCCTGACATGTTGTTCCTTTCGTCTGCCGTCACGCCATCTCCCAGTTAGGTTTTTGCGTCCATGATCTCCTGTGCAGTGAATCCGATCTGCAGCAGCGTTTTCGTGAGATACATTACTTCTTGGCGAATAGTCTGAGAAACCTCTTCGATTTCGATGGACGCTTCGGCGTATAGCCGGACGTGGCCTTCGTCCAGCTCTTTGGAGATGGCAATTGATTTGATTTTCTTTATCACGGCGTTGCGGCTCCCTTTTCCGCTCTGAAAATATAAATAATTTGCAGATAGCTTTCAAGTTATTCTTTGCGGGCGTGCTATTCGGCTTGCATCGCGCTGGCGGCCGGTCGTATGCTGCCTATATCTGCGGTTATGCCAAACGCCTCTACAGTTCCTGTGTGGGGCGTTCTTTTGTTATGGGCTATATCTTTCGATGGTGCTGTATGTGCGACGAGTGCGAGCACGTTTGGCTTCCCAAGCCAACGCCTAGCCGGACTTGCCCCCATTGCCGTTCCTCCCATTGGAACGATTCGATGCTGGGTTCGAAAATAACTCCCGTGCATCTTGAGGGCTGCCCCTGTCCACGCTGCAAAAAAACCCGCCAAAAGGCGGGCTCTTGAGTGACTTGCGATGGGTTTAGAACAGCACGGGCAGAGTGGCGAACCTTGCCCGTGCTATCGGCTAGCTTTCCTGTGTCCGCATCACAGCGAAGTAGGTATGTACGGTTAGCTCTTCGTATTCATTGATCGAGTGCCCCTCAGGCGGAACATTCCACACAAGAGTTAATTTTTTCGCCATGATCAACTGAACGACAGCGCTATCGAAATCCGCTTTTCTGATATCGCTTCCCAAATGGCGTAACACTTGCGATACCATTACAGGCATTTTGATGTCGGATTCAAGCTTCCGCAAGGCTTGCATCACTTGTTCCGTTAACGGTTTCCCCTTCGGCGGTTGATGTGGGCTAGGTTCTGGCTGTGCTGGCCTTCCCCCTTTACGCTTTGCCGCTGCCGCTGGTTGCGCTTGCGCTTGCGGCTGTGCTTGCTCTCGCTCTCCGAAAAGTTGGTTCTTCTCTTTTGGAGTATCGGCCGGTGTAGTCATTTATTTTTCTCCCTTGGATGAATCTGCTACATTCGGCAAATTAAAACAATTTGCTGGGTGTGTCAAGGAAGAAGTTAGGCGCGAGTTATGAATCTCCGATGGGGGCCAGATGCCGTTGTCCATTTGGGCGTGGGATTTCTTCACTTGCCTTTATATACCCTATCCGGTTACCTGCGATTGTTTTAAGGCAGAGCGAACCGAAAATGTGCTACAAATATTCGGGCGTGCGATTCGGTTGCTCCGAATTTGCGCGAGCGATAACCTACAAGCACCAAGGGGGAACTATGGGAACGATTGAAGACATCCGGCAAGTGATCCAAGACTTTCTAGCTCCGCAGCTGGCCACGCAGGCGGAACAAATGGCCGAAATCCGCCGCTCATTCGAACGGCTGGAAAAGCAGCTGCAAACATTGGGCGCCGATCTTAAGGAAATGCGGGTAGACGTCAAGCGGGATATCTTGCAAGTTACTGATTACGCTAGACTTTTAGAGCGTTTGGCGCGCGTGGAAGCTCGTCAGGACACACAGCAAGCTCAGTAAAAGGCCTCTCCCTGCTAGATAATTATTTGAATTATCTTGACGGGAGAGGCGCGTCTGTCCGATTATTGGACTAACGGCAACCAGCCGTTAGGGGGAAGAGTATGAGCAAGAGTGAAGTAGTCAGACGCGATGAATACGGTGACCGTATCGCTGTTATCCATGCCTATGCACCTGGAGACGGCGACCTTTCGTTCGTTGCGCGTGACCCTGAAACGAATTGCGCTGTTGGGCCATCGCCAACTGAGCAAGAGTGCCTTTTGGCGTTGCCTGAAGGGTGGACTCTGTACACCGATGGCTACAACTGGAGAGCACGCAAGACTAACTAAGCAACAGGCAGTGATAACCGATCACTGCGGGGAGAACCAATGTCATACAGTAACGCATTTGATTTTTATGCCGAATTCGACGAGCACGCGAAAGAATTCGAAGCAGCAACGACCTTTCAAGAATTCTGTTCTCTAGTTGGCGGTAAGCTCTGGGAGCGTCTAGCTAAATACACATGGGTTCCGTCTGTTTTTGCTACTGCGAAAGCGGGTAAGAGAACCTCTCGCGCCTTAGCTTTTCCAGCCGCTTCAAAATTCTCCGATCTATTTGAGCGAGCCGTGTTTATTCCGTCCTCAAACACGAATGGATACCCCCACGGGCAGCCGAAAGGGTTCGTTTACTTAGGCGGTGCGGCTAGTTTTTGCGCTCATCTAGGCGGCAAACGTGGGTACTCGGAAACGCAACCGGATGTACGTCACCACTTTGGGTGTGAATTCTATGGCACGTATGTTGCACCTATTTCTCCACTGTCTTACGTTACCAGTTTTAAGGCTATTCCCCGTGAGGATGGTATTTTGATTATCGCGAGACAAGGCTCGATTGAGCGGGATTGGATCGCTCTGTTAGACCGCGATGAAGACATTACGCAAATGTTCGATGCAGAGACCAAAGCGTTACTCGCGAGCGAGAAAGCGGCCGCCAAAGCCGCATGGGGAGATGAGGAGCTATGAAAGTCATCACAGAGAGGAAGCCTAGCTCAGGTCTTAACGCTTGGGGGCGACCTTCAAGCTGCTACAGACAGGTTATGGTGATTGAGGAATCCGATATCGGGAAAGATCTCCCTCATTACCTTGGCTACAATCACCGCACCTATAAAGTCAAGTCAGAAGATCTCGGGAAGGTGCTTGAATACCTTACAGATGACTCGCAATGGCAGTGTTGGAGCTTTGGAAGATCTTCTTAACTTCTTTCCGTGCTTAATCTCCGCACGGTAGAACGCTTGCAGGCTGGTTACCTGCACATGGGGCGACGGCGTAACGGTCGCCCCTTTTCTATTGCCACTCCGATAAATAATAAAATTTGCTTGACGTACACTCTCCGCTTGTAGCAGGATCATATCTGACAGCTACCAGCTGTCAGGAGATGAGTAAATGATTGGATACGCAGAACAGAGAGCTTTAGTAGATGCAGCGATAACCAAGTTTCCCGCTACTTTTGGGCTGGCAGCATACCCCGGAGAGATATTTAGAATTTCTACCGCACATTCTTATGTGAATGATTCCAGAGTCTTACAGCTTTATACGGAGCGCCTAGTCAATGGCAAATGGGAATCTTTTACAAAAGGCACCGTTGAAGAGTTGTCACGTGCATATCGCATCTTGCCTGCAACGAAAGGCGGCTCCCTGTGAACCTTTGGACCCTTCCAGACTCTTATTGTGGCGCCTCATGGCCTGACTATTACATATTCCTTGGTCAAAACAGAGATTCCAGCGCATTGCAGCGGAGTAACTTCCGCGTTGCCTTGGAGCGTTTAGGCGGAGAAACGGGAGAGGATGACAACGGCATCTCTCTTGTAACCGTGGTCCGAGAATCGCATTGGGCTTGCGGCTGGATTGAATGGATAGCGATACACAAGACAGCAACGGAACAAATTAAGCTAGCAGAAGAGATGGAAAGCAAGCTTGAAGACTATCCCGTGTTGTGTGAGGACGACTGGAGCAACCTTGAATATGAGGAAGCTATGTCCTATTGGGAAAGTCTTTCGCTCGAAAACCGTATCGAGATGTGTGCTGAAAAGGGTGTATCGATCTTTGTAGCACGGCGCACTTATGACTTGCCAGATGCGATTTACAACAGCCTAATTGCCTAGTATCATGCCAGAGTGGCGCCTTGCATCGTGCCACTCTGGTATTTCTTCCCAATCTAAATCCTTTCGTATCATCACACCATGGCGCCAATGTGGCGCCTTGCATCATGCCAACTTGGCACGATGGAGCCTTGCCAAGTCACGCACCTATGTCCGATTATCGGACTCCATGCCGCAAATTCATTTAATTTTCTTGACGTGAGTTTAGAGCCGTGATTGAATCATGGACAGCGGTAACCAGACCGCAACAACCTGAAAGGAGCTGAGAGATGTTTCCAGCCAAGAAGCAAACCGCACAGCAAGCCGCATTTCGGTTTTTCCTAGCAAATGCAGGCTATTCCTACAACCCGCAAACCGAAACCCCTGCACAAGGCAAGGCTAAAACAGCGTAAGCGTGGAGCGATGGCCGTCTAGACGGGATGAACGCAGCTAGGCATTCTTGTCTTGTGGTGCAACTGAAGGTGGCACAGGGAGAGGGCAAGGATGGAGACAGGAACAGAGGCGATTGCAGGAAGGAAGATGACGCGGCGGTATCGTACGCGAGAGGAGCGGAGTCAGATCGTAGAGGAGACGCTATGCGGAGGGAAATCGGTGGCGATGGTGGCACGAGAGCATGGCATAAATGCTAACCAACTATTTCATTGGCGCAAGCTGTATCAGGCAGGACTCCTGGGCGAGCCGTCCAGTAATACAGAAGGCACAGGTGTGCGTCTGCTGCCAGTGCTAGTCAACGACGAAGCAACACAGGAAGAAGCCCCAGCAAGGAAATCGACTGAAGGCTCGAGGGGAACGATTCAGATCGAGTTTCCAGGAAGGGCCGTGGTAAGGGTGGTGGGCAGTGCCGACTTGACGGCGATACGGGCGGTGCTGGAGAGCCTACGAGGATGATTCCGTTTCCGGCGAACACAGATATCTGGATCGTGGCGGGAGTGACCGACATGTGACGTGGTTTTACGGGACTATGTGCGATGGTGCAGACTGTGCTCCAACAGAGTCCTCTCTGCGGTCAGGTGTTTATCTTTCGGGGGCGCAGAGGCGATCTGGTAAAACTTCTATGGCACGATGGAGACGGTCTATGCCTATATCAAAAACGCCTTGACCGTGGTCGCTATGTTTGGCCTCAGGCGCAGAGTGGAACCGTATCGCTGACACGGGCGCAACTTTCGATGTTATGCGAAGGTATCGATTGGCGGAGGCCGGCGCGTAGCTTTGCACCCCTGATGGAAGTGTAACCGTATCTGATAAGTTATATGCCTCATAGCTCATTTTGCATGGTGCAAAAGTTATAGTTTGTGGCATACTTTTTCCATGGTTGCCGCGCACCTCTCGTTGCCTGATCTGGACGCTCTGGAGCCAGATGCTTTGAAGGCGATCATTGTGGCGCAACAACTGCGGATCGTCTCCAGCGACAGTGAGATCGAGCATCTGAAACTGCTGGTGGACAAGTTGCGACGTATGCAGTTTGGACGGCGGTCGGAGAAGCTGACCCGGCAGATCGAGCAACTGGAACTGAAGCTGGAAGAACTGGAAGCCAAGCAGGCGGAACAAGCCTCGCAGCCAGAGAGTGAAACTCCAGCTAAGACTGCGTCCTCGCCAGCAAGAAGAGCAGGCAGAAAGCGGCGCCCACTGCCAGATCATCTGCCGCGTAAAGTTCAGACGCATCTCCCTGAGCAAGAGTCCTGCCCGGATTGCGGCGGCACGCTGAAGAAGCTCGGCGAAGATATTTCTGAGGTGCTAGAGTACATTCCGGCCAGCTTCGTAGTGATTCGGCATGTGCGCCCCAGGCTGTGCTGCAGTGGATGCGACACCATCGTGCAGGCAGCGGCGCCCAGCCGCCCGATTGAACGCGGTCTTGCCGGTCCTGGACTTCTAGCTCACGTGCTAACTGCAAAATTTTGTGATCATTTGCCCTTATACCGACAGTCCGATATCTATGCCCGAGAAGGTGTCGAACTGGATCGATCCACGTTAGCCAAGTGGGTAGGCGAAGGTAGTCAGTTACTTGCTCCGCTGGTGGAAGCCTTGCGCCGCTACGTAATGGCGGCCGACAAGCTGCACGCCGACGATACACCCGTGCCGGTCCTGGCTCCCGGCAACGGCAAGACCAAGACCGGACGTTTGTGGACTTACGTTCGCGATGATCGCCCCTGGGGATCTTTGGACGCACCTGCTGCATGGTTTGCTTACTCGCCTGATCGCAAAGGAGAACATCCGCAACAGCATCTGGCGAACTTCCATGGCATCCTCCAGGCAGATGCTTATGCCGGTTTCAACCAAATTTATAAAGACGGTTCCATCCAACAGGCTCCCTGTATGGCGCATATCCGCCGTAAGTTTTATGACTTGGTGGAAGCGCATCAGTCTTCGATCGCCAGCGAAGCGGTGGAACGCATCGCGGCCCTGTATGCGATCGAAAAGGAAATTCGAGGACGACCCGCAGCGCAACGACAACAGGTTCGCAGTCAAAGGGCGCGGCCACTGCTAGATTCTATGCATGCCTGGCTCGAGGAGTCTTTAGCCAAGCTGTCACCCAAGTCTGTCACTGCGGCGGCGATTCGCTATGCTCTTGCCCTTTGGAGTGCACTGGTGCTTTACTGCGACGATGGTCGGATTGAGATAGACAATAACGCTGCCGAGAGGGCCTTGCGCTCCATTGCCGTGGGCCGAAAGAATTACCTGTTCGCGGGCTCGGACTCAGGTGGGGAACGGGCTGCAGCTATCTATTCCCTGGTGGGCTCTGCCAAGCTCAATGGTCTGGACCCGGAAGCGTATCTGCGTTATGTCTTGGAGCATATCGCCGATCATCCCATCAACCGTGTCGAGGAACTGCTACCTTGGAACGTCGCAACAAACTTGCCGCAACCGGTCGACCTGGCAGCGTAGAAAAGACAAGCAAGGATCTCTCATCGCGGCACAACCTCGCTGAGCTTATCCTCCGCTATGGCCAGATTACCCTCGGCGTGCTTCGCCCCTTCGACTGTGTCGCCGTAGCTCACGACGGACAGAATAGTTTGGCCCTGCTGGTACGCCGCGACGGCGAATCTTTACCCCAACTCCTCCAACGACTTGACCTGGCTGTGGGCCAAGCCCTCAGCAGTAACATCTATACCGACGAAGTCAATCATTCCCACTCAAAGTAAATAACCAACATTTCCTTCTCGTCGTGTCCACTTGCAACATCTGTGGACACGACTATATCCCAATTCACCCACTCCCCATTTTCGTCAACACGGCCTGCTGTAGACGCTTACAAAACAGCGCGCAAGCTTGCGAAAGCAGAGCGTGACGCCCGCGCTTATGGCTATACGTTCGAGTGGTCCGATGATTGGAGCATAGGCAACCACAAGGAAGCGTACGGCGCCGACTCCGCCTATGCGGAACGCGAACCTGATAGCTGTGAGCAGTGCATTTGCCGTGACGAAAAAGGCAATGTTATTGCTAGTCTCGGATGTATTGATGACGCCAACAACGAATACAGACGCGTGATTGAGGCTGAACTAGCTTGTGAAGCTTTGGCGTCTTTCTATGCAGAGAAAGGACAACAGTAATGACAGTTGGAGAGCTGAAAGCAGTAATCGCAGGGATGAACGATCAGGACCGCATTGAAGTAGCTGTTCGCGTATACACCAAACCCTATGCCGTTGCCTATGTGGAGCCGCTTGACGTTAGGAAGACCACAGGTGACATCTTAAGAATGACCATTTCTCTCCCTGAGGGATACGTAATTTCGAAGCGGAAAGGGGCGAAAGACTAATGACAGCCTTAGACATTTCCACGCGCACGATACACGTTGACAATCTTGATTTCCATTACGCAGAAAAAGACTTTGTCAATCCTGATTCCTATGATTTCCATCACCACGTTTGGGGAAACAGCAACCCTCAAGCTTATGTGATTCACAATGCTGGGTTCGTGGCCGCAATTGTCTTTCCAGAGTATTTTGCCTATTGCGAGCAAGATGCTTTCGACGCAGCTGCGGACAGTGGGCATCTTGATTTCTTGCTAGTCACAGAGAAAGAACTGCCCGATTACCAGACAGGCACGGACAGCGAAGGTTATCCGGAATACGCAGGCATTATCAACTTAGGGAACGCAAGCGAACCTTTCGACCAAGAAAACCTTAATATGTTCACCGTTCCGGCGGAACTGTTCGCGGCTGATCCTGTAATCGCTGCGATCATTGCCACTAACCCAGATGAGTAAACAAATGACAGACGAACCCAATTTAATTGCAAACCTGAAGGCCATCCTTCGCCCGCATGGAAACGGAAAAATTGTAGCTGTGCGCTCTGAACTCTACGTGGATGACGACTTTATAGCTGCATGTTTAGAGGATTTAGAGCGGAAATCGAAGATTTGGCTTGCCATCCATGAAGACCTTACTGCATTAGATCAGCTGGCGCTCATGGTGCTGATAAATGCAGCTGGTTTAGACAGAAAGCTGTAAAACCGTAACGCAACGGCAACCAGCCGTTAGGAGATATGGGAATGAAAGTAAATTTAGGTACAGGCAGCTGTAGCCTGATACGCGAAACTGGAGATAAGCGCATCGCAAAGGAATCAACCGTAGTATTCCATATGCGCAACCTGCTTAATGCACAAGGTCACCATTTTGTACGCATTAACCCATCACATTATGGACTCAATAGCTGTAAATGCGGCCTTGCTGATCACAAGGCCGGTATTGTCCTCTGGCATGAGCGCTATGCAGTTGAAGCCGCTCACGAAGCTTTTAACAAAGAGATGCGTGTAACATTTCAGCGCGTTAACGAACAACGGTAAAACCAGCCGTTAGGAGATGAAGCAATGACACATATGCAACAGCAGATTACAGGAAAGCAGAATTGGCTTGAAGTTGAGACGAGCGACGGAACAGAGTTTCTACCAGCTGGCGATTTAGGCTTATTCGTCCGCGATTCTGAAACGCAAGTGCAACCGCTAACCGATGACGAGCGAGAGAAGTACAAGAAAGCGATTTGGCAATACACAGCAGGGGAACCGCATGAATGGAAGAACATTCAAGGTTACGGCGCACGGCTGAGTGCCCCCGGTTACTTGGATTGTACCGATTGGAGCGTATACGACACGGAAGAGGAAGCAAAAGCCTCCCTAGCTGAGGACGAAGACGAAGCGGAGACGGAAGACGAGCAACCGCAGCCGAAAACCGTTGACATCACTCCGATAGGCTTGCAGACGCCAGAGGGCCAGAAACGGGTAGCGAATGCTCAAAGCGTTCTAGAAGATGCGACGGTGATTGTCGCCAACACAGCAACGTTTCTTCTAAAGGATGCGGGCGATTTGATCGATGGAATGTTGCGAGAGCGCAACAGCATTGCCGTTTATCACTTGGAAGCGTTGAACAATGCCGTAGCGATGCGTGAGAAAGCTCAAGAGGAGTTCGTCAGGGCCATTGCAGGACGGGCGCCTTATGGCTGGGATAGTGTCGGCGGTGACAAGTGAACCCAATTCACCCTTACCAGCTCAAGGCATGGCAAAGAGACAAGGCTCTTGCTCTCGTCGCCAAGTATGCCGTGACAAACCCAGCTGAGGCAGACTTCCAGCGCCAAACCGCAGCGCGTCTAGAGCGAGAGCTCCAGACAACACCGTTCCCAGCTGCGGAAGTCTGGCAAAGCTTGCCTGATCCTAGTCAAGTCTGAGTCCAATTATGGGACGGTTCGGCCGTCCCATAACTCCAAGGGAGATTAAAGATGCTGAAAACCGAAACCAATACGCGAGCGATAGAAGCAAGAGTCATGGACGCAGCTAGTCAAATCATAGACCGTGAGGGACTATGCGCACACTTCGAACATGGGCAGTGGTGGATTACTGAACCTGAAACCGGCGCCGCTTGGTCCGTGGTAGACGCAGAAGGCGGAACTGCCGTCGATGGCTTCGACTTCGAGCAAGTTGCAGAGGGGGAAGAATGAAGTTGAAGCTTGAAATTACGTTGGGTAACGATGCCATGCAAACGGCATGGGAAGTGACAGATGCAATTGTTAGGTCAATCGGACGTTCAACTTACACTAATGAAGTGTTAAACCCGTCCATCAATGGGTTTATCCATGATGAGAATGGTAACAAGGTTGGAGAATGGAACGTGATCGAAGAAGACTAAACCTCTCTTCGGTCGGATTCGGCCGTAATCCTGCAAGAGGACTCCAAAGACCGTCAACGCTTGCCCGAAACCGTTAGGCTCTTAGGATCTTCTCAAGTCTCAAGAGATGCTAAGAGAGAGAAGAGACGCTCTCAGCTCTCGAACGCCTCTCAGCGCTCTGCCGCTCTCGAAGTCATCCAATCGCATATCAACAAACCCTCAAACGCAATGCACAGCCTTACAGCCTGCACAGCAAGCAATCCTCAGTCATTTCCCCTGGCCCAAACTCAGCAACATCCCCAACAAACCCAGCACGCAGCCACTCAGCAAGCACAGCCGCACTCGAAACACCCTGCAAAACACCACAACAGCACGAAAACCAGTAATAAAGTTACGAAGACCATGAAAGAGACGTCTGACGCTCGTCGCCCGTGCGATTGGGTTATTGTCGCGTGGAATTCGGGCAAGCTCACAGACGCCTATGTGAACGATGTCGCGTTGCCAGGTCGCAAACGTCCTAAAACTTGGCGTTAGGATGCCCTATAACGCGTCCGCTAACCCTCCTAGGTGCTACGACATAGCTCAAATGCGCGTCTGGAGCGGCTTTCAGACCGTTCCCCTTACGGTCCTTTGGTGTACGGATAGCTCCGAATACACCTTTGGTGAACGGGACGCGACGGCTTTCCGCTCGAAAGGAGGGTGGGCAGCGGGCGCGAAGGGCGGGGGCAAGGGGGTAGGGAGACACACCGGGCGCGCCAAAAGACTTGACTCCCCATGTAGAAATATTTTTCTCTCCAGATTTTATTTCTTATTTGTGCTACAAGTATTCCGTAGCGATAACCAGGAAAGGGGATTTGTGAACGTCGATGACAATTGAAGAAGCTGTAGAGATTGAACGTAGAAAAATAGACTACCTGGAGAATGAAATCAGGCTTCGTGAGCAGTTTGTAAAAGTTCTTAAATCGGTTCAGCAGATAGCAGGAGAAAGAGACGTTACAGTCGCAGAGCAGACCTTAAAAGAGGCTGACGACGATGGGACTCCCGAGACCGATTTGAGATGAGCACATGTCCAGCCTGTTACGGGATGCGTAAATATTGTCGTAAGTGCAAGAAGAATCATTGCTTATGTTCGTGGGCGCAATGCAGAGGGAAGGATCTTCCGAAAGCGGTTGTTCATTACGCGACGAGTCGGGAGGCAATACGTTTTGGGGTCCCGGCAACGATCATCTCCACGTTGTGTGGCAGGAGCAACCGGCAGTCGAAAGATGGGATGAACTCATCTGGGGAGCAAGACAGCGTGACCTGTAAGTTCTGTCTTGCCTTGATAAGAAAGAGGGAGGAACGATGAGAGGGTATTTGGAACTGTTGATATTGGCTCATATCGCGGTGATGGTGACGATAGGGGTGAGGGGTTTGTCGCATTTGTGGCGGGTGATGCATCGGATCGAGGCGCGGCTGGCGCTGATGTATCCACTCCATCCGGAGACGGACAAGATGGAGGAGATCTTGAAGGCCTCCGAGTTTGTAGGGATCGAGTGAAGGCGTATAGCGACTGGACAAGGCGGCTCAACGAGTTCGATTCCGAATTTCAGTTGATGATTGTGAAGCAGCTGGATCTACTTAGGCAGCAGCAGCACTCTTTTCAGCGGAAGGCTAAAGGGTTCTGCTACAGCGGGACAGAGGATTATCTGCTGCGGCATGGGATCTGGTATTCGCCAGAGCCGTGGCGGGAGGAGTGGGAGAGAGGGCCGGAAGGGGCCTGCTATGCGCACTCGCTTCGCTGTTGTCTGAACAATCCGCAATTGCGCTATGTGGAGGGCGTGGCGGTTAAGCGCGGTATTCCTCGCGTGGCTCATCATGCTTGGGTTACGGATCGGGATAGACGGTTGATCGACGGGGTTTGGGTCAACGAGGGGGCGGCTTACCTGGGCTGTACTTTTCCGCTAGATGTGGTCTCCAAAGCAGGCGGAATGCCGCTGCTCGATTATCCACGTAATCTCTGTCTGTTGCGCGAAAGGCGGCGGGAGGAAGATCTTAGTTACTAACTTATAAACTTTCGCCTTGGTTTTCGAGTGGATATCTGTCTTTTCCGCTTAACGGATCTAAAGGACTTAGATCCAGTTTTCTCGGCTCGGTATCCAGGTTATCAAGTAGTAATAGTTGGCGTGGAAATATTTCTGGAATAGTATTCTCGGAATATTCTTGTGCTACAAATGTAGGGTCCTGAAGGGAAGTAGAAATGCCAGCTTCTAGTGAGGTCAAGGCGGAACTCGGGCTTACTTGGGAAGACTTCCTCGCAAAGCCGAAGAAGAAGCAATGAAGGATCTGCTATATCTGCGGGCGGTGTCGACCGGTGAGCGGGAGTTTACCGGGACGGAGCTGCGCAACTATATGGACGGGATCGCCGAGGTAGAACCCCGACTCTGCCGTCTGGCCTATCCCCGGCACTACGAAGAACCCAGCGGCTGTGGGCAATATTTCTCGCCCCGTTTTCCAGCCAGCCAGATCGTCAGCAATAGCCTCAAGGTCATGAGTGGCACCAACGGCGAAGGCGAACTCTATCAGTTCGTCGCGATGTCTCACCTCGTTCGCTACGGCGTTCCCATGTACTGGCTCGGCAAGGATCTCTCTCAGGCCATTCGGAAAACAGCCCCTCCCCAGAAGTTCGACTGGTATAACATGCCGCTGCCGTTCCCAGCCTGCGTCTTCATGCTCCCCAAGGGCTGCCTACGGAACGATGCCGAAGGCGAGGTCGCCTTCGTGGCTTATGCCCGCCTTCATAGCGGAGACGAATTCGAGTCCAAACTGATCCCCGGAAAGCAGTACGGCATTACGAACGGAAGCTTCATCCTTATGGCCGGGATGGTCAACGGCGCTCTGTGCCATTGGAATATCCCCGTCGACGCCTACGGCTCCTATCTCAGCATCCCCGACATCGCCACGCTCATGGACCAACACAAGAACAACGTCCATAAGGGCGGCTTCTGGGAGCGCGAGGGCGTCACCATGACTCCCGCCGATAACCAACTCGGCCTCGAAGTGATGCACTTGGTCTTCAGCACCCTCTTCGTCATGGAGGCCCGTCCGGAACTGGTCACGACCGGAAGCCTGAAAAAGAAGGTCACTGCGAAAAAAGGGAAGACAGCGAAAGAATTCTGGAACCCCAATGTTATCGGGGAGCATTATAAGATCCGTAGAGAAGGAATCCACGGAGACGGAACGCATGCCTCGCCAAGATTCCACTGGGTCTGTGGCGCAATGAAACAACAACCCTACGGACCTGGGCGTAGCCTGCGCAAGACTATCTGGATTGAGCCGTATACGAGAGGAGTTTGAGTGTCGCTAAACATTGAAGAGATCGAAAAGAACCTCATGATCCACCTCGTGCATACCTATGCCGACTTCCACAAGATCCTCGAAGAGGATCACTTCGAAAGCATGCAGGATGTCTGGGAGAGCTTCGTCGCCTTCCAAGTAGCGCAGCTGGAGAAAGCGAGAGCAAAGAAGGGATTTGAAGATGCTTGTCACGATACTCGACAACGACGAGAGTCAGGAAACTTTCCTGATCATTGTTCTCCAAAAGAACAATCTTGATCGCATGAAAAAAAGCCGATCCTGCTACGCTCGAAGCGCCAGAACGCGGCGGGATGCTGAAGCGCTTTAAATATCCAGCCGTCAGTGTATTGATCGCCTACGAAGAGAATGAGGTCGAACTGCTGAAGTATGTGAAAGAAGGACGTCCTGCAGCGGAGTTGCTGAAATATCTGGAGAGAGGCACAAAGTTTATTCCCGGAGTCGATGGAGCTGTACGGGTTGTTTCATTAAGCAAAGGGACAGTGCAATGAGCGGGAATCAGTGGCTGCATTCTATCTGCGATCATTGCTGGCAGGAATTCGAAGGTGACCGGCGCCCCCATCGCCTCATCGAGCGGAACAAAGAATTCTGCTGCATCTGCGGGAAAAGACACTGCTCCGGGATCTACCTTCACAAAGATCCGAAGATGTTGCCTTGTAAAGGAATGCATATATGACTCGGAAATACTCGAAGGCCTTCGAGGCGATTGCACAAACCTACGAACAACTAACTAAAGACCCGGTCTCCGATGACGGCGTCACCCTCGCCTTCTTAAGGCTCAACATCAATGCAGAAAAACAGGAGGGATGCGTCAATTTTATGTGGTTGCCTTATATGTTTCTCGGCAACAAGGAGATTCTCCCCAATGAGCTTCGAGCAGAGATCGTCAAGACGCTTCGCTTCCATGCCGACATGCTAGAGAAGCACGACATCGACACACGCATGAAAGAGATACAGAGCATCTTGGAATCGGAGGCCGACGACGAAGATCGTAGAGTTAACTGATCTTGAATGGAATACGCTTAACATCGCACTGGGATTGGCGTCCGCAACGGCTGTTCTCCATTGTAACGACCGGGTCTTCGCAGGAGAGATTCTTAAGTTGCTGAACAAGATCAACGGCGACATTCCTGGATTTGTGCCGTACACATTACCCAAAGAACAACGGAAGGAGGCATAGAATGCCCGATGTAAATCTGGACGAAGCCACCAAAGCAGGCCGGATGCTAGTCAAGTTTTTGCGGGATCGCGGGATCTTCGCTTGGCCCGATACAGCGGTCATGGAATTGCTCCAAAGCGATGTCGTTCGAGAGTGGGTGAACGACATCAAAGACGTTCCGATGGAAGGACTGATCGTCGGTTGGATGCCTATCGGAGATCGAAACAACGAACCGAAACGAAGGGGGTAACACTTGTGAGCAGACAAACAACGAGAAGGGGATTCTTCAAGTTTCTCGGAGCCGGGTCCGTAGTCGGCGCAGTGGCTGGCTTAGGCGCTCCGATATCTAGGGCAGAAACCAAAGACAAGACCGCGCTGCGCTATGTCTGCTATTGCGGCAATCAGATCGTGGCCGAAGTTCCCGAGAAAGCCGGAAGCGTTGTCCATGTCGACTGCAGCTGCGGGAAGAAATGGGACATGGAGTGGATGGGCGATTACTTCAAAACGAGATGCAGCCAATGAGTTTGAAACAGCGGAAACGCATTGAAGGCGCGATATGTATTGTCCTCGCCTTCGGGTTCGGCTGTCAGCCACATCCTCCATGGGGCAATGGCGCTGTCATCATAGGACTCGCGCTATGGGCTGGATATTTGTGGGCGAAATCGAACGATTCCGAGGGAGAGAAATGACTATCGAAAATAAGGCCTCCTGGGAGGAGGTTCGAGCCGCAACGCCAGGGACGATCTTCGTCGATATTGCGCAGGACGGGTTTCGCTTTGCCATTCTTCGAGGGCGTTCAGCCCTATGCGCCTATCTCGGAATCCCGCTCAATCATCCCCTGGCTTGGCGGAAGTACAAATCTATCGATGTGCGGGTGCATGGCGGACTCACCTACGACGCCCCTGGCGGCGATGGCTATCTGCCTGAGGGGTATTACTGGTACGGATGGGATTACGGCCATGCCGGAGACAAGGTGTGTTTCGCCGAGGAGGTCGAAAACATCCTGGCTTCAACGAAAGAAGAATCGCCAATCCCGTCAACCGACTCGATCTGCTGGATAGAGATGTCAAGTGGACCGTCGAGATGGTGGAGATAGACTCCGTCGAGGCTTTAGTGCGATTCAAAGAGCTGGTCGATCAGGCTGAGTCTTGGGACAACTTCCTATTGAAGGCGATGCGAAGTCTCTATTCCGGATCTCTCAGAGTTTGGATTTGGCGAAGATGGCAACCAGTTTGCTGGCGAATCAAGATGTGGAGAATGAGAAGAGCTCTCGCAAAGCTACAAGAACTCCCATCGTTAAAGGGGAAAGAAGCAAATGGCGCGAACGAAACTAAAACGCCCGAATAACTTACAACTCACCGAACTCTCGCTTCGGGTGCCAGCCTGGATGAAGCAACAAGTTTCGGCGATGGCGAAGGTCAGTGGACACTCGGCCGGTCACTACTGGCGCGAAGCCATGCAGGTCTATTTGGAGGGACGAGTGATTGTTCAAGGTCCTCGTTCGAGCAAATGAAACATCTGAGCGATGGATCGAAGCCGCTCGAACCCACGGAGGTCCTTCCTCCTGGGCACATCACGCCGGAAGAGAGAGCCAAGATCGCTTATGACTCCGATGGCGAGTTCTATCCCATGATCCGAAACGTCACGCCGGTTTGGTCCTTCGCTCGCTTCGAGCATCGGATACGGCAACAGTATTACGGCGACGAGCCGTATCGACAAGAGGCGGGCTGCGCTCATACCCGCAAGCGGTTCACGGGCGGGACATGGTACTGCCGGGACTGCGGTCAGGAGTTGAGATGACAAGACGTGAGCGCACTACTCAGATGTTTCCGCGATGCAGGCAATGTAAGAAGACCTTCGAGATCGTCGTTCCAGACGAGGCCTATCAGCGCTGGGAGGATGGAGAGCTTATTCAGAAAGCTCTTCCCATGCTGACCGCAGGGGAGCGCGAACTCCTGATCAACGGAATATGTGAATCGTGTTTCGACAAACTCTTCAAGGCTCTCGACGAAGAGAAATAAATCCAAGGGAGGAATACATGGATGTAGTCATCAATCCGCCAAACGAGCTGGACCGAATCGAAAAGGTCTACGCAGTCTTATCTCGCGACGCGAACGGCAAAGAAGGCGTGGTCGGCTTCAAGGTGCCGGGAATGGGCATGCAACCGATGCTCACCGTCAACCCACGGCTCTGGAAGAGGATCTATCTACCCGAAGCTGAAAGATTGCAGCCTTATCTGGGCGCGACCGGCAAGACGGTGCATATTGTGGAATTTATGGCTCGCGTCGATGTCCGGGAGATTAAGTCAGATGCCCACGACTAGGCTTCGGATCTCCAAAGCTAGGAGAGCCGTCACTATCGAAGTCTCGGGCCGGGAGTACAAGGCCAAAGTTCTCTTCGAATCAGGAAACCGGAAGAGTCTGATGCTCGATCTCGGGGAGGAAGGCATTCGTTTCGATAGCGGTCTGATTGTCGGCCTGTTGCCGGTCTTAGGAGATCCGGCAACCGGAGAGTATGTCGATCTGATCTTCGAAACGAGCTTGAGAGTAATATCGGGTTGACGAGATCGAGTCGGCAAGAATCAACCTCGACAACTTTTTGTTCTTTAAGCTATAGAAAAATGGAGATTTTTGTTACACAATTTGTTAAAACGTTCGCAAGAAACGGCAACAGATTCACTAATTTACTTATCGCCATAGGTTGAAGGGTAACAAATGAACGCAAAAACCCAAGGGGATACGCCGCAAGAGTTTAAATGCGAGAAGTGCGGCGCCGAGTATAAGGACAAACAACATCTTGGCATTCACAAGCTGGCTGCTCATGGGATTAGGGGACATTCCAAGTCAGCGAAACAACGAGCAATCGCGAAGGCTCGAAGAGAACAGCTAGCGAAAGTCCAGGAATCGGACGCGATAGATTCGACGAAGATCTCTACCGAAATCAAACGCGACAAACAAGGGAAATACCTCTGTCCGGAATGTCTGGCGATAGGGATCGAGAGTTCCTATGAAAAGCTAACCGGCTTAGGTTCTCATCGCCGTCAACATGGAGTCGCCGGAAGTTCCGCTTCGGTGGTGGCAATGAGAAAAAGAAAAACAGAAGCTGTTGCAGAGCAGCCGATCCCAGCGCCAGCCTTACCCGAGGCCCCAGCTGCGACGCCGATCTCTACCATGAAGATCAAACCGAAACGAAACGGTAAGTTCGTTTGTCCCGAGTGCGGCATCGAAATGCTTGACCGCAGACAGTTGGGGATTCATCGATCCCACGATCACGGCGTCAAAGGCATGACCGCTTCCTCGATTCGGGCGCGGTCAGTGCGCCGGGAAGCAAGAGAAGCAAAGGCTCAAGAGAAAAAACTTGGCTTAACACGGCAGTCGCCCCAGACTGCGCTGGTTCAGAACGAAGACCAAACGATCACAGTGAAGTCAGTCAAGATCATTCACGGAGAACTAGAATATGGCGGCAACAACCCCAGCACCGATTCCCACGAACACGAAGAAGACATCTCCCAAATCACTATCACCCTCGCATTCGCCAAGTGCGAATCCATCATCGATCAATACGCGAAGGCTCACGACTGCTCTTACAAGGAGCTTACCCTCCGAGTCGCTGAACTTCTTTCACGCTCGGCGGGCCGGTAACTACATGGGTCTTGCCATCGTCTGCCCGCATTGCGAGGAGCGGCCTCCGAGGACCGTTCCGCCGTGGGGGAGATGGCGTTGGCTCAGCTGCCACATCGTCGCGATGCATCGCAAAGGCGTGCCCAAGACGATCAGCGGCGGGCCACTTCACATCATCAGGAAGCAGTTACCGTGATATGGTGAGCCACGACTACAGACTGAACTCTAAGCCTTTTTGCCCAAACTGCAAGGCTATCCTGGACGGAGCTACGGCGGTGACCGGCATAGGTCACCCTCGTCCAGGAGATGTAACCGTCTGTAGCTATTGCGCGGAGATCCTTGTCTTCGAGGAGCACGAAACGCTGCGGACTCTTCGTCCAGGAGAGTTCGCAGAATTCGCAAACAAGAATCCACATAAGGCGGCGATCATAAGGGCCGTTGCCGGTGTTATTCGGTCGAGGATAAATTGAACAAATATCTACTCGTTTTAACTGCTTGCGTCGATCCATCTGCCGGAACTTATAAGTTAGCCATTGCCGATCCAAAAGAAAGATTGGCCGAATATAGACAGTCGTTAAGGTGGTGGATTTGCAACGGCGATCCTCGGCTGTCTCGCATCTTGTTCATCGAAAATAGCGGATGGCCTTTAGGCCCCGATTTTCAACAAGAGAGATCGATGGCAACAGCTCACGATAGGCATCTCGAATTTGTAAGCTTGAACTGCAACAGTTATCCCGCAAATGGCCATTACGGATATGCCGAAGTCAAGATGATCGATTTTGGATTGAAAGCAAGTCGGTTGCGGCAATGTACCGATCATATTGTCAAGGTCACCGGAAGGCTGCAATTTCCCAAGCTCGGTAAATTGCTGGATCGCTGTCAGGACGATTTCGACGTTGTGGCCGATGGCAGAGGGTGGAGAGACCTGTTTCATAAGCACGACAAGCCGTATTTGAGCACCCAGTTAATTCTGTTCTCCCACAGGTTTTATGCTGCGTACCTGCAGGAATCCTGGAAAGAAATGGGGACAGGGCATATGGAAGGTCTCTTCTATGACAAAGTTCTCCCGTTCGCCAACCAGAAAAAACCGAGAGTCTCTATGAGGTTTCCGGTTAACGTAGAGCCAGTCGGGATCGCCGCGCATAGCGGGAAATCATACACTACCACGCGAAGGCTGCTTGCGAATGCGGTCAGAGGCGTTTCGAGGAAGGTATGCCCCAACCTATGGTTGTGACGCTAAAGATCGAAGAGGATAAATCGATGAGCGAGTTGGCGATATATACCATCTACGAGAATCCTAAAGATTACCCAGGGCTGTTTGTCGTACGCCGTTGGGAGATCATGCCGGGGTCGGTACAGGTAAGCCGTTGGGTCAGAACGGCTCTCACCATAAATCAGGCCCGTGCGCTTCTACCTTACGGAGTCGTTTGTCTGCCCCGTAATCCCGAAGACGACCCCTGCATCGTGGAAAGTTGGATCTGATGATTGCGATCGCCGAGGGCGACATCTTCGATTCGAACGCAGAGATTCTGGTGAACCCGGTCAACTGCGTCGGAGTTTCCGGAGCGGGATTGGCGCTGCTATTCAAGGTTCGCTTCCCGCGCAACCAGAAAATGTACGAACTTGCCTGCAGGAACGGGATCATGCGTCCCGGCGAAATCATCATGCATCTGAATAGCTACACGTTCAATCCCAGGTTTATTTTTAACTTTCCAACCAAGATGCATTGGAGAAACCGCAGCGAACTCCTCTTTATTTCTCAAGGATTAGAAGACCTTACCGCGAAGCTCCACATCCTGCGGGTAAAGTCCATCGCCATCCCGGCGCTGGGCTGCGGATTCGGCCAGCTTTCCTGGTCAGAGGTCGAGCCACTTATCCGGCAAGCCTTCGAAAGTCTCCCCGACGTAAAAGTGTTACTCTACCCTCCTCGGGATTGATGTTGGACCCCAGCCACCATTAGTCCCTGCGGAAGGGAATCCATGCTTGTGGCGAAGGTGGAAGTGTGGCCGGGTGGAATTGCTCAGCGCAGCCAGACGATTGGCGTTATCGAGATCGTGAACATTACCGGGTCGGCTCCGGTTTCCAACTATTTTGTAACTCTTGCCAAGAAGAATCCCGACACGGGCGAGGAAACCATCGTCAAGCAGGGGACGGTCTATGGATTTCCCCGTAACAAGAGGGACACTTTTGAGCTAATATCGTTAGCGCTGCAGAGTTGTTTAGGAACTCCAGAAGATGCAAAAGTGGGTTGACGAAGTTATTCCCTGGATACTCCCTAACGGTTGGGTGATTTCCGGAGAGACCGACGACGGCAGATCGTTCGTGAATCGGATGCGGCGGCTTAGCGTAATCGTTAGCGGAGACACAGAGCAAGACGGCAAGCGATGGATACATTTCTCCGTTGCTTCGCCAGACAGATTGCCGTCGTGGGATACATTAGTGGAGATGAAGGAATTGTTTCTCGGACAGGATCGCAAAGCTATCCAGGTGATTCCGCCAAAGTCGGAACATGTAAACATTCATCCCAACTGCTTGCATCTGTTCGTATGTGTCGACAATGACCCTTTGCCCGATTTCACGCGTGGCGAGGGGCTTCTTTAAAAGGAGAGCCGATGGAGAAGGAAGAGGGTGCAAGGATCATATCCTGCCAAGTAAGAGCCAGGAACGCCACGTTATTCCACGGGAATGTCACGTTTTTCTTTCACGAAGGCGGATCGTTAGTGGGAGATCTGGGTGACGAGACAGTTTTTGTTTACCGGCTTCGCGAGGGAGAATTTGTGACCTTCAAGCACGAGAAAAACTCCCTAGAGGTACAAATCGATGAGTGATGAAGATGGAATCGAGCGGTGGCCATCCTACGCCGAGACTCCGGAGCAGTCCCATTCCTGGACTGAGATCGCCTACACGGTGCAACCGCGAGTGATTCCCGGCGTTGGGCTGGTAGCTATCGCAGGGCAGGCCTATGCCACTCGCGACGACGGCGCTAGCTACTTCGCGTCCTACGATCTGCCGTTGAATTACCCGGCAGGCTTCGACTGGACAGCGGCGGTGAAGGAGAGGCTGGACACCTTTCTGGATAAGGATTGCAGCTGCAGCCGTTTCGGTCCATGCGCCTTGCATACGATGAAATCGGATGAGTGGTCGAAGCAGGATACGCAGCGGAATCGAATCGTCGAGGCAGATATTCCCGGTCCACTCAAGAAGCTCCTAGTACAAAGTTCTGTGAGGTTGAGTTAGATGGCTACCTTCGAAGCAGCATTGCCGGTCATTCACGAGCACGAGGGCGGGAAGGGGAAACTCCCCGGAGATCCTGGAGGAGAAACCAACTTCGGAGTTAGTTCGGCCCTTTGTAAGTCTATCGGGAAACCGTTACCGCAAACCAGAGAAGAGGCAGACGAGATCTTCCGCGAGGTTTTCTGGAGCCCGCTCTTCAATAAGATCGTCAACCAAACTTTTGCAACGAAGTTGGTAGACGACTGCATCAACCAGGGGATCGACGAAGCGGTAACCATACTACAGGAATCGATGTGTTCCGTTGGAAGTATTGTCGCCGTAGATGGTAAGTTCGGAACAGCTACGCTAACCGGATTGAATTATATCCCGGAGACAAAGTTACTCAACCCATGGAGACAGCGGCAATATCGAAGCTATAGCGATTGGATCGGCAAGAACCCGGCAGAGAGGGAGGGTCTACGATTCGGTCTGGCGCGCAGGGCAGCGTGGCCATCGCAGGACGATTCGATTGCGCAATTGCTAATCAAGCACCTTCCGGGGAGTTAGATATGGCAAGGAAGACAGTAGACTTGGCCGAAAAGGATATCCAGGAGCTTGCGCCAGCCTATCCATGGACTCTTATTCGCTTCCTTGGCGAAGGGTCGGAGAAAAAAGAAAACGCCTGTTTCTTCACTGGATGGAAGGGCGACATTCAAGGAGTACAGCTCGCCTTGCTTTTGCCGCCTGCCACTATCGAATATTCCTTGTCGGATATTTCCTATGTAGCGCAGTGGATCTATTGGACGAGAAACGAACAGGGATATAGCATCGCACTCTACGTCAATCTTCCCGGCATGGAGTCGGGAGAGATCCTGGCCGGACAGACGTTGAATATCGGGAAGGAACGAATCCACGTAGGAGACTCGCAAACGAAGGTCGATCGCCTTGTTGCGCTTGGATACCGGAGGCTGCAAGAGTTGATTGCGGCCAGGACAAAGAAAACATCCGAGGCGCAATCGGCGCCCCCCCGAAGATCCTGTTCTGAAACAAGAAAGTGCGGCGGAACCGGAAAAACAAAAAGTCTACGATCCGGAAGAGCCGACAAAGTACGATAGACCGGATTACTATTTTTAGCCATGGCATTTCCAAAGACATCCGACGATTTGAAAGCAATGGGGTACGTCTTCATCGACGACGCCGAATGCAAGGGTTGCGGCGAAGCGATTGAATGGTATCGCACCCCGAAAGGTAAGAGCATCCCGATAAATCCAATGGGCCGTGGGAGCGACAAGGCCATACCTCATTGGACGACCTGCACGGAAGCAGATTTTTTCCACAAGAAGAAGATCTAATGAAATACCGTAGAGTCGAGCAACGAGAAACGATGTGGAGGAAGCGCCGTTCGGGATGCAGCGTCTTCCTTAAAAAGCTTGCCAGTAGAGCGATGCGGAGAGCTGCAAAGCAAGACCCGGAGAGTGCTCCTGTTAAGCCGAGATATCAAGGTTACGAACATTGAAAGGAAGAACAATGCTACCGGAACTTAATCCTATTATGGCTCCCGATGCGTACTGCTCCATGTGCGGGGAGAAGATGACGGTAACCCAGGAGAAGGGGCCAAATGGAAAGCTGCATCAGATTGTGTATACCTGCAGCAATGAAAAGACGGGTTGCAGTTACCAGATTCATCACGATCAACGACTTACCGGCATGGCGACAAGAGTGAAATAGAATGTCGAACTTCGATCAACTCCTTGTGGGCGGGATCATGGGAGCTTGTATCCTGGCCTTGAGCTTTCTTATCTACTGGAGCGCCAAATGGATTGTGGCGACCAATAAACAATTGCAGTTGGTTGTTTCCGGGATGGATCGATTAGCGAATGTATTCGAAGGAGCTGCGCAGATATCGTCGTCGATGACGTCCATGGTCCAGGTGAACCGGCGACTGATAACGTCGACAGAGTCGATGGCGGCGGCGGTCAAGACATTCACGGCGCTGGTAGTGCAGGCGCCGACCGAACATCCGGAAACGGCCTTCGCTGTTCGCGGTGGGCCTCTACCGGCGCCGCCGAACTTCTACGAGGAAGACTATGCTAAGCCAGAAGATGCCGGACTGTTATCGCAAAGCGATAGCGACTTGGCAAAGCTGGACTTAGAGAATGAGTTGAGGGCGCAGGGGATCGAGACGTCGCCGGACAAGATCCCGCTTCCCGACCCCTCTCAGGTGAACTATGTAGAGAGCTGATGGAGCGGCGGCTTCGCCGCCGCAGCTGGAGGGTAGCGACGCCTTCGGCGTCCGAGCAAGAAGCAGCGAGGGCTTCGCCCTCCTAGCTAAAGACTTGTTGACAGCCGAGTTGGCTGGCTCCAGGATAAATACGAACGAGCACCGAATCTAAACTGCGGTCGAAAGACGAAACCGCTCAGTGCAGATTGGCTCACGGAGAAATTCTCTCCGTGGGCCTTTTTCTTTTTGGACGGAAGAATGCCACGAACCAAAGCCAGCCCGAAAACGTCGACGCTTGCGCAGACACAGGCGCGCCACTACATGCGCTATCTGCGCAAGGATATGGGCGAGAAGGTCGAAGAGATCGCTCAGTCGGAAGGCGTCAGCATAAAGGCTATCGAGAAATCCATCCGGCAGGTTTCGATGGAACGCGCTGTTCATACTCAGCAAAACCTGAGCACGGCCGTGATCTCGATGCTGATGGGAAACATGCGCGGCGTGGATCAGGCCTTTAAGAAAGGGCTAAAGGCGCAGAACTTCCTGGAGCGCAAGAATGCGGACGGAAGCAACCAGTTTGTTCCCGTAGACGATACGGAGACGCAGTTGAAAACGCTGCAGGTGTACGGCAAGTTTCTGGAGGCGATGCAGCCCAAAGGCAGCGGCATCAGCGTAAGCGTACAGCAGAATAACGCGAACCAAGCCAACCAGACGAATATGCGCAACGGCGGTTACGAAAGCATGCTGCGCTCCGTGCTCGATAAAGTACACGCCCATAACGAACTACCCAGAGAGACGGCAGACGTCATCGAAGCGGAAAAGGAAGACGACAGCAGCGACGAGGATGAAGGGATGGTGCAGGCGTAATGGACATTATCCGCGCCAATCCTCACTTGAACGAGTTCATCGAAATGATGGACGAGTATTACATTGCCGTGCAAGGCAACACGTATCTCGCCTGGGAAAAGCTGGGCACAACCGAGAAGGATTTTATCGCGGGAGAGATCCTGCACTGCGTCACCGATCCCCGCTATTACCTGGAAAACTACCACATCATCCGAACCGAGCACCAAGGGTTGAAGACGCTTTCTCCTTTCTGGGATTCGCAGGAAATCTTCTATGAAGCCGTGATCGAACTGAAGACTGCCGGAGGGCAAGTCAAGATCATGATTTTGAAGGCCCGCCAGCTGGGCCTGTCGACGATCTGCGAAGGCATGGTCTTCTGGAAGACGCTCTTCACCCCAACGTGCAACACGCTGATCGTCGCTACGGACACGATGAAGGCCGACGACCAGTTCGAGATGTCCCGACTGGCGTACGACTGCTTGCCCTGGTGGATGCGCCCCGAAGTCCGCTACGACCAGAAGGGGCGCGTGCTGCAGTTCGACCGCAAGGACGACCTGATGCGCAAGATGAGTCCCGGCATGCGCTCGAACATCTTTGTCGAAGCAGCGAACAAAGATACCGGCGTCGCTCGCGGGAAGACGATCCGCTGCTGCCATATGAGCGAGCTGGCTACGTGGGATAACGGCGAAGCCCTGACGCAGCAGATCTTCCCGACGATGAATGCTCCGGACGTGATGGCCTTCATGGAGTCCACGGCCGAAGGGCGCAGCGGCTTCTGGTATCGTTTCTGGCGCGACACGGTCGACGGCAAGACGACCTGGCACCCTGTCTTCATTCCTTTCTATCGCGTGCGCAAGTATTCCTTGCCGATCAAGAAGGGCGAGACCTTCATCGCCACGGCAGACGAAGAGGAGTACCGGAAGAAGATCCTGGAAGATTCCGCGTTCAACATCAGCGACGAAGTCTTGAATTGGCGCCGCATAAAAGCTGCGGAATTCGTATCGCTCGAAGGCGACGAATTCGGATTCATGCAGGAATATCCATCGAACTGGATGGAGGCCTTCCAAGGCTCCGGCGTGTGCGCCTTCAATCGGCGTCTCCTCTATAAATTGCTGGCGACAACGTGCGTCGCGCCCCGGTTTGTCGGAGAAATCAATTACGACCGGGATGCGCGCAAAGAGCGAGTGGCGTTGCACCCAGTCAACAAGGGAGAGATCCTCCACAATCCCAAGACAGAAGACCGCTTCTGGGTCTGGGAAAAGCCAGAGGAGGAGGCCACCTATTACGTATCTGGAGATGTTGCACAAGGCGTCGAGGGCGGCGACTTCAGCTGCATCGAAGTGCTGAAGATCGGCGCAGGCATGGAGCCCGATGTTCAGGTAGCGGAGTGGCGCGGCTGGATCAATCCGACGCCCTTCGCCTACATTGTTTGCGCCGTCGCCACTTACTACAACATGGCGCAGGTGGCGGTCGAATGCAACAACGTCGGCAAGGTCACGAATAACGAGATCTTCCGGGTCATCGAGTACGACAACATCTATCGGTGGAAGCATCTCGACAAGGTCAAGAACTTCATGACCGATTTCATGGGGTGGGAGACGAACTGGAAATCCCGCGACGCGATCATCGCCAAGATGAACGAGGCGCTGCTGGAGCGCTCCATCGTCCTGCGCAGCGAATTGCTGATCGACGAGATGATGGATTTCGCCTTCGACGAAAACGGAGAGGGCAAGGCGAAGGGCCGCGCTACAAAAGACGACCGCGTCATGGCCATGATGATCTGCCGTTACTGCGCGCATGAGTCCGACTATGGGAAGGCGGCGCTAGCCAGGCCGATGAACTCTTCCTCGGCTGGAAATTCCACATGGTACGTCCTCGATAAGTTCAACCGGAAGATCGGGGAATACAAAGAGCGGGCCGTCGCCTACGCGGAATTCCAGAAGTATCCAGGCGGCTCGATTATGGCGGCGCCGCAGGCTACGGATCACTTCAACACGATCTACTCGCCGATCTACAACAGCAGCGGCATTCGTAGCCGTATGTATTACGACCTCGGCTATACGCCGGAATCGATCAATCACGAAACGGTAACGCTGGAGCAGATAGCGGAGGAGCCTCCGGATATCAGCGATCCGAATGCATGGCTGCAATTTTAGCGGCGCGGAGCGCCGCTGCTGGGAAGTAGCGAGCGGCTGCGCCGCTCCGAGCGAAAGACAGCGACGACCTGGCGGCCGTCCGAGCGGGAGGAAGTTCGATGGCAGAGTCAACAACCGACAGGAGCGCATCGGCGACGTTGATGGGCGCGCTCGAAGAGGTCGAGGATGCGCAGGATTGCCTGATCATCTTCGTGAATAAGGATGGGTCGATCTCCTGGCACAAGACGACGACGGCCGACCATCGGAAGCTCGGCATGGTGGAGTTTGTCGCCGCCGTGATTAAAGGGCGAATTGCAAGAGAGGGAATAGGAAATGCCTAGAGTGAGAGCAGGTCTGGCGTGTCCACTATGCGACATAGTGGGAGTTACGTCGGAACTATACGCAGAAGTACCGGGGATGAAAGTCTCCTGTGAAACGGGAAACGATGCACACACCTGGAATGACATGTACGAGCTACGTGAGCTAAGGCCGCGAATGCTGAAGGTTGCGCCGAAGCCCAACATCGTTCAGCAGAACTACACGAAATTCGAAGTCGGCGTGCCGGAGAATACGCGCAAAGCGTTGGAGGCAAAGTATGGAGACAAGCTGGTTCCCAGTATCTCCAGTATCTTGCAGGCCTGCGCCGAGCCGGAGATGCTGATCGTCTCCAGTTCCGACATCGAGAGGATCGGGCAGCGGCTGGGCAAGAAACCGGAGAGCTCCTCCGAGTTATTTGGGATGATCTTCCAACTCGGCGAGGAGATCAAAGATCTCCGCTTTCAGAAAGAGCAGCTGGAAAAGCAGGTGGGCGCCGGGAAAGCGACGGGATCGGTGCAAGGCGTCGGCGTCGACCTGGGTGCATGGACGATGAAGGCCATGATCAAAGCCAACGAAAATTCCGTTTCACTAGAGGACTTTCTTAGCAAGTATCTGCAGGACGCACTTGAGAACGACTGGATAAGCTAGTGTCTTCAATACTCACAGAATCGGAGATCCATTCCTCTGCCGGAGCAGCGCAGGGAGGAACGACGACGCCTACCACGTCGGACTACTCTGCGCAGATCCGTCAATTCTGCAACTCGGCCTACGAAGAAGCTAAGCGCAACAACGAAGATGCCGAGGAGATGAAACAGATGAACACGTATCTGGATTATCTCTCGGGCATGCAGTGGAAGGGACAGGTTCCGGCTCATCGCGCTAAGCCGGTGACGAACCGGATGCGCCGATTGTTCTGGGAGACGGTCGGGCTGCTGACGGATATCCGGCCGATTTTCGAAGTGCATGCCATCGATAAGACAGAGATCTATTCCCGCACCCAGGACATATTGAATCGAATCACGCGGGCCTGGGCTCTGATGACGAACTTCGACGTAAAGCTAAGCATGGTCACGATGTACGCCATGCTCAGCACGGGATACGCAAAGATCGAGTGGGACCCCTTTGCGGATAGCGGAAGAGGCGATATCGTGATTCTCCCGGTATCGCCCTTGTCGCTGCTGCAGCTGGGCGCGGACAACGACATCCAAGAAGCAGAACTGGTGATCTATCGGCGAGTGGTCACGCTCGAATTTCTGCGGCGCAAGTATCCTCTGACCGGCTATGCGGTGCAGCCGGATGCGAACTATTCCAAGTTCGAGATGAACTCCAGCGCCCCGGCGCACATATCGCCGCAACTCTTTATGAGCCTTTCTCCAGGGATGCGCAGAAAGATCGGGCAAGCAGCCGAACAAACATTCAGCGTCTTCCCCAAGGCGGAGTTAAGGGAATTCTGGCTGCGCGATTCCACGGTAAATAAATCCAACAAGCCGGTTCTGGTAGGGAAGAAAGACACCAACTGGTGTTACGAAGTTCAGCCGAATCAGCCGCTCTATCCGCGAGGGCGGGTGATCGTCATGGCGAACAACGTGATCCTGGACGACCAGCCGAATCCTTATTGGCATGGGAGATATCCGTTCGCGATGTTGCGATTGCAGGCTGTGCCATGGCAATTCCATGGAGAGAGCGTCATCAAGCCATGGATGAGCATGCAGGACGTGATCAACCAGATCATCGGCGGCGTGCTGAACATGGTCAAGCTGGCGGTAAGCCCGCCGCTGCTGGCGCCGAAGAATGCTTTCAGTCCGGAGGCATGGAAGGGGCTGGACATGTCACGGCCGAACGAGAAGGCGCAATACAGCGCGAACTCTCCACATCGACCGGAGTTCCGGCCGCCGCCCAATGTCCCGGCCTACGTGCTGCAACTTAACTCGATTGTTTCTCAGGAAATGGACATGTCGTCCGGCGCGTCGGCGGTCGCCGACGCAGCGCGGAAAAAACAGATTCCCAGTGGAGACTCGCTGGAGCAGCTGAAAAATGCGCGCAATACGCCGATCCGCATGATGGGCCGAAGCATCGAGGGATTCATCGGCGATTTGGGAATGCTTTTCATTCCCTGCGTGCTACAGTTCTATACCGCAGAAAGAAGGGTTGAGCTGCTGGGAAGTCAGGGAATGACGCCCGCAGATTTCGACGCCAGTCCGGGAACCCTGGTTCCTGCCGGGATGGAACCCGAAGCCTATGCACGTAAGTTTAAATTCAAGATCGAACGCGGATCGCTCCTCAGCACGCAAAGGATGGAACGAGTTAACTATGCCATGAAGCTTTACATGGCAAAGGCGATGTCGCTACGGGAACTTTATCGCATCCTCGACATCAATGTGGATGTAGATCGCATGATACAAGAGATGCTAGAGGAAGCTAAACTGAGAGCTGTGGTTTCGCCAACACCAGCTAAAGGGCAGAAGAAGGCAGGATAAAAAATATGGCGACGATGGCGCAGAGACGTGACGTGGTGAACGTGAAAGTCCAGTACGGTTCTGGAGATGTCGATCTCGAACTTCCGCTGGAGCTGGTAAAAGCGATGGTCGACTTCCGTTCCAATAAGGACAGCGGACGGATCGAAATGCATTATTCGCAGGGGGGCGTGGCGAAGATATTTGCGAACGTGGCGAGGACGTATAAGTAGCGAGCGGCTTCGCCGCTCCAAGCTAAGGGCCGGTCAGCTAAAAAGCGGTCAGCGAGGGCTTCGCCCTCCAAGCAAAAGCAAGAAACGGAACAAAATTTGTTTAGGACTTGACATTTGTTGCGAATGACATAAGTATCTAAGTCGACGGGCAAAGAATCCGACCTCCGGCGAGTCCGGTCAGCGAAGTTTAGCCCCCACAGAGTTAACAGCTCTGTGGGGGCTTTTTCTTTGCCGCAGTAGTGATTCCTCCAATAGTTGTTGCGGTGGAGGCCGCGAGGGGCGAAGTACCTCAAACAAGGCTACTCGCGCACTCAATAAAACCCCGCCAGGGAAACCTGGAGAAAAGGAGGCAGCTATGTTCGGTGAGACTTTTGTCGCGAACCGTCGTAAGCATGGTCGTAAAACCAAGCGGTAAGCAGTGATTGTCTGGAGACAGACTAACCAAGAGGGGTGAAGGCGCGCAGGTTTTCACCCCCTTTATCCAAAGAGCGATTGGAGTCGATGCAATGTCTTCCGTGAAGAAAAAGACTGACCCCGGATACGAGAACCACGGGGAGAATTCGCAGCCACCCAGCGTTCGCAAAGGGAAGTTCGAGGCTGTGGGCACTTACATGGACGCAGGCGCCATGACCAGCACCTTTCCGAAGGCGACCTCGCCGAACGTCAAAACAGGGACCAGCTCGGGCATGGAGCAGTAAGAGATAACGATGGCTACTCGTCCAATGGCGATGGAGAGGCCTCCGGTTTCTCCAGACATACAAGCGCAACTCGGCGGTGGCGGCGGCGGTGGAGAGACTCCGTTCGCGGGCGTCGGCGGCATGATGGCGCAACGCGACGCGGCGGGTAACCCGCTGAAGAATGCCTACGATGGGGTGGAAAAAGTTCTGACAAACATGGTCAGGATGAACAACAAGATGGGGCCATATGTGCAGAGGGCCATCGCCATCTTAAAGGCAGGCATGGAAGAAGCCGGAGGGCAGAAGCCCGAAGGCCAGACACAAGGCAGAGAGAATGCCGGAGCGGTTCCTCAGGGAGCGTCTGCCGGTAACATGCCTGGATAAGTAACGAGTCGATAGCTAATTTGCACTCCGCAGCTTTGCCCAGCCCAGGCAGTAGATGGGAAGCGAAGAAGGAGAGAGGGAAAGATGGCTGAAATCACAGGTTTGACGGCTGACGATCTGGCCGAACTTCTTCCGCATATGGCGAAAGAAGATGCAGCGGTCTTTGAAAACATACTGAAGCGAAACGGCGACTTCAATAAGAAGCTTGCGGAGCGCGGCTTGCGGCAATCGGACTACGACCGTTACATGAACAAAACAAAAGGCGACGTAGACAAGGCGACGAAGCGAGCGAAAGAACTTGAGGACTGGTACACGGAGAACAAGCCCATTCACGACCGGGCTTTGGAGCATGCGCAGGAGCTGGAGAAGCAGGCAAACGAACTGCAGAAACAGCTGGAAGAAGCGAAGGTGCAACGTGTAGCCGAGGGAGGAGATCAAGTGGACGCCGCTGAGTTGGAACGCCGTGTAAAAGAGACGATCGCCGGGTTGGGATATGTTTCCAAGACCGAGATCGGCGAGATCATCAAGACGCATAAGTCGGAGATGGCTTTGGAAGAAGCACAGAAGTATGTGCAGGACGCCAACAAGAAGTATTACGAGGAGACGTTGCCTGCCACGACGAACTTTATCGCCGACGTCACGGAGCTGGTGATGGATCATAAGGCGGAATTCGGCGGGAACTTAAACCGCCAGGAGTTTGCCGATTTTATGCGAGAGCGCAATTTGGTCGATCCGAAGAAGGCTTACGAAGAGTATGTCCGACCGAAGCGCCAGGAGAAGGAATTGGAGACCAAGGTCGAAGAGCGCATGAAGGTAAGAGAAGCCGAACTTCGCCAACAGTTTTCCGGACAGGCTTTAAACGGTGGCACTCCTTCGAGCGGCTTTGCCCCGAAGGGCGCCTTGCAAATGAAGATTGAGAAGGACAACGCCGAGAAGCAGGCAGCGGGAAGCGGCGTACTTGCCGCGCAGGCCGCCGCCGAGCTTCGGGCTGAAAACAAGTTTTAGCGGCGCAAGTTTTATGGGGCCTTCGGGCTCCACCAGTTCGATCTGCACCAGAGGGAAGGAGCCCGGCTCCGCAGCCTGAAGGCGACAGAGATATCCAGTCAGCAAGAAGTCCAGGAATCGGACTTTGGTTCGGTTCCTCTTGGGACGCAGCTTGCGGCTGAGGAACGCGATATATCTCTGCCCTATCTAGGGCTGAAAGGGAATGCCACGGATAGTTGGGTGGCAATAACGGAGCTATGTTAACTTACGACGATGTAAGTTCAAAAACAAATAAGTTCATCATTCCGGGGCTGATCGACGAAGTTTACAAGTCCTCGCCTGTGTTGACGCGGTTGCGGACGCGAAATATGGAGCGGTTCGATGGTGGTCTGACCATCCGTCAACCGATCATGTATGCGGCCCTGAAGGGTGGTCCCTTCGCACGCGGCTCTTCTTTCGACACCAGCTACGTCCAGACCGATACCGCACTCGAAGTCAACGTCAAGTATTACTATGTCAACGCGACTCTGTTCGGAACCGACAACGTTCTGAACCGTGGCCCCGAAGCCGCGATGAGTTACGTCGAGTCGAAGATGGTCAACGCTGCCGGCCGCATGGCGCAGTTGCTGGCTACCGATATGTATCTCGACGGCCAGGGAACCAACAGCCAGCCCATCGCTTTGGATGGAGCCGACGCCGCCATCAATATCCCTGCGAACTACGCAAGTTACGGCGGCATCACCCGTTCCGACATTTCGACGGTAGCGAATACCGGCATCAATGCGTATTACGCAAGCAACGCCGTTTTCGCCCTTTCTCAGCTGCAGACAGCTTACGGCGCCGCATGGTTCGGCGCGGAGCATGTCGATCTGATCGCCACCACTCAGCCCTTGTGGGACAGCATCTGGTCGAAGATCCAACCGCAGCAACGTTTCCTCGAAGAGTCGAGCGACGTTGCGAAGGTCGGCTTCCAGTCGCTGCGCTTCAACGGCAGCTCGATTGTCGTCGATCAGTATTGCCCAACCGGCAAGATCTGGGGACTTAACACTGCCTACATCCAGTTCTGGATTTCGACACTGCCATTGTTCCAATTCGGATTCACGGGTTGGAAGGAAGCGCAGAACTCCATCGATGTCTGCGGACAGTACGCCTTTGGCGGGAACCTTCTGTTTGTCGCGCCACGCTTGTTCTTCCAACTTGCTGGGTACACGAGCTAAGCGAGCGGAGAGGAGAGGAGAAAAAATATGGCACAGTTCGGAGCTTCAATTCAAACCGCTCAAGTTACTTCGGGTAATTTCCAGACCACAGTTGACCCTTCGGTCAGCGGGTATGCAGGTTACCCAAACAATCCCGGCAACCGCAATCCGCTGGGGGCTGCATATTACGACTCCACCGGCACCTTTTCAAATCCTTGGGGAGTACCGGGAAAGTACCGCTACGTGCAGTATGTCGATGCAGGGAACACGGCGATTACACTGCTGACCGCGCCTGCGATCTGTTATTGGGTAGACGCAACCTTTACATCAGTCACCCCGCTTTATAGCGCCTCAGGATGGGGGATTAACGGCGTCGCCGGACTTATCATGCCGAATACGACCGCCATCCCGAATCTGGTGCTATCCGGCGCCACGTCGGTTCAAACCAATCTGAATAACAACTTCATCTGGATCTGTGTTGGTGGTTACGTAAGCGGAGCACTCGCTACCTCTCCGACAGGATCGATTACAGCTGGAGCCGCGATCATTGGTTCTACGACAGCATTCGAATCTGCTTTCGTAACAGCGAATACTGCGCCGACCAATCGTGTACTCGGATGGGCAGTGACAGCGACAGGGACACCTTCGACCGGCTTGTACAACATCCTGGTCACGCTGGAGAGCTAAGGAGACGCGATGGCTTATACGATCACATTAATGGCGACGCTGAGCCTGGATGTCTGGGGAAAGACAGAGGTCCGTTTTGTTCAGCTCGTACCAGCCGCGAGCGATTATCCGACCGGGGGTTATGCAATAACCCCCGGAGTGAATATCAGTTTGCGGGCTGTCTATGGGGTGGTATCGATAGGTGGGCAAGGCGGCTACCTTCCCGTATGGGTGCCGACAACCGGCAAGTTGATGATTCGTTCCGTGGGCAGCGTCACGCCAAGCGGCACGATCTCAATTCCGATTGCTACGAACGTAGGCACGACATCTCCTGTCTATGCAGGCAATGTCGCCAACCAGTTCACGACAACTGGCTCAGCTACCAGCATCACAAACGCAACCTTCACGGGTGCAGCAACAGCTGCAGCTCAGGCCGCAGAAGTTGGCGCGGGTACAGATTTGTCGAGCTTCACGTTCCTGTTAATGGTGCTCGGCAACTAAGTAACGGGGAGATAGGGCTATCTAAGCGGTCAGCGGTAATAGCCACCGCTGACCGCTTTTTTCGGTTGGCTATGGGAACGGCTCTATTATGGGACCTTTCGACAACGGCGATAGCGACAGCGGCAGCGACTCCAGCTCCAGCTCGAATTCCAGCTCTAGCCCTAGCTCATCCTCTACGTCAGGGAGCCAGAGCAGTTCCTCGGGATATAGAAAAGCCGCAAAGAAGGCAGGTCGCTCGATGCAGAGCTATGGGCAGGGCGTGCTGGAAGATACCCGCGAGGAAGCGGCCAGCTTGGCGAATCAGCCGGTGCGCGCCTCTTACAAGCATGGCGGCACAGTGAGAAAGACCGGACTCGCCAAGGTGCATCGCGGCGAATATGTCGTCCCTGCCCACAAAGCCCGGAAGGCCAAGAAGCTTTTGAAACGCAAAAGCGGGAGGGGGATGTAGCGATGGCGGGAGAGAAATTTATTCAGGAAGCACGCGAAGGGATGGAGCGCAAGGGCACGGTGGGCGCATTCGGAAAGGCCACCTCCAAGAAGATCGCCAGGGGCAAAGCGAAAGGCGGAGTTCAAAAGAAACGCGCCGTCTTCGCCGAGAACATGAAGAAGATTGCCAAGAAGCACAAGCGTAAGACCGGGAGGGGGATGTAGCGCGACTACGTCGCCAAGCTAAGGTCCGGATAGCGACGGCTTCGCCGTCCGAGCGAGGAACAAGGAAGTTTTAAGGGCGCTGCTGGGAGTAACTGTAATGCCAATCGTTCCTGGGAATCCGCTATTCCCGAATCAATACGGGTTCAACGGCACACAGCCGTATACGACGCAGCTGAACTTCGGCCAGATGATCGGCGAGGTGCAGTTGTGGAATCCGGATATCGATCCGTTGTTGATCGCCCGCATGATCAACAACAATTACCGCAAGGTGATCGAGCGGCGCTATTGGTACGGGCTGATGCTGCGCGGACAGATCAACACGCCGCAGATGACGACCGTCGGCTCTGTTTCCGTAGTCAATGGATCGACAGCGGTGACGGGAATCGGAACCAGCTGGACCGTCTCCCTGCAGGGGCAGCAATTCCGCGTCGGCTTCACCAATCCCTGGCAGACGATTGTGCAGGTCATCGATGCAACGCATTTGATTCTGGACGTCCCTTACGGCGGCTCTACGCTGACGACGACCGGCTATCAGATCGCCGCAGTCTATTGGACCTTAGGCGCCAACGTGCGTTACATCCTGGACGCGGTGAATCAGCAGCAGGGCTGGCGCATGTCCGTCAATGTGCCGGTGCAGTCCGTGAACGAGGCGGATGCTTGGCGCACCAGCGTTGGCTGGTCGTATTTCTTTGTCAACCGGGAACCGACGCCGGATGGGCAGTTGCAGATCGAGATCTATCCTTCGCCGTTCTTCCTGCAGGTCTTTCCGTTCTGGGCGGCGACCCAGCCACCGAATCTGAATGCGGATGCAGATAGCCCGGTGGCCTTTATCCGCGCCGACGTGCTGGTGAAGCTGACGATTGCGGACGCCTTGTTATGGGGCGGCAAGAACAACAAGTATTACGATCCCACGGTGGCCAGCTGGAAGGCGAGAGAAGCGGAAACCGATCTCAACATGATGGAACGCAGCGACGACGGCATGTGGCAGCAGGACTCGGTTTGGGCTTACGGGTTGGAGTGGGGCTATAACACCGGGCAAGGATCGCTCTTTGCGCAGAATCATCCGATCAGTGAGTGGCATTAGTGGCGGCTTCGCCGCCGCAGCTGGGGAGTAGCGAGCGCTGCGCGCTCCGAGCGAAAGACAGCGACGACCTGACGGTCGTCCGAGCGAAAGGCAGTAACGATGGCTACTACATATTGTGCGAACCCGGATTGCCGATGGGCGAAGGAACGTAAGGGCGGCAAGTTCCATTTCCGCGACGGGAAGTGGTATTGCGAGGACTGCGTTCATTTGCAGTATCAGCTGAATCCAGGGAGAAATCTTTGGGACTTCGAGACGTCCCACCTTAGCAGCGATCCCAGCAAGGGGCCGGTGCATGTGAAGAGTTTGCAGCATCTGCGGCAGCTCGAAAAAGAGCATGGCGTCGTTTCCGTCGCGGCGAATTACGACAGCAGCGCTTTCGAGCGCCGACCGGAACCGGTTTCGCAACGACCGGCATATGTCGAAAGAGCCCTGCGGGCTGCAGCGGAATTGAGATCGGACGGCAGGTCTTAAGAGGAGAAGTTATGGCTAAGAAGAACGATCAATCGGGGATTCCCAGTCAGGAAGTTTGCCCACAGGTAGAGCGCTATCCCGGTTCGGATGTGATCGGCATGGAATATACGACAGCAAGGCCGATGTCGTTCGAGACCGGAGCCGATCCCCAGGTGTATCTGCCAGGGAAACCGAGCACGTATTTCTGCCGGGAGACGATGAACTACAAATCGACCACAGACGGCAAACGTCCCGTGGATCAAATTTCGGTCCTCGAATTCATCGGCAGGAGGCTATCCGGTGGCGAATAGGGCTTTCAAGTATTTCACAATCCAATCCGGAGGCACGCCGCAGCCGGTAGTCGGAACCTATCTGACGGCGGCGGTGACGGCGAATGCCGCTGCGCACGCAATGAGATGGGATCAGAACATCAACAACCCGGTGATCTTGACCGTGGCCGACAGCAGCATGTTTGTGCGCAGCGACTATGTGAATGTCGTCGATCCTTCCACATATGTTACCGAGCGCGGCATGGTGGCAGAGGTTACAGACAGCACGCACATCAAGGTGACCGGCATCTTGAAGGCACACCCAGGCGGAGCCTACGGCACGGGAGCTTGGGTGGCCCTGGGAGCCTTTGCGCAGAGTCTTTACATCCAAGGGAAGCCAGGAAATACCGGCCTGCTTTACATCGGCACTACGCCCCAAATGGTGACCGCTACCGGGGTAGGAACGATTGTCCTTATCGGATTTACGGTCTCCGGAGTGCAGCCCTACGAATTTTCAACCTCAAGGCAGGGATTAGCGAACGAAGAAACTCTTAGCCAGTATTGGATCGACGGGACGACAGGCGATGGGTATTTGCCTTCTATCGGAGTGATCTAGTCATGAAACGTCTTATCTTTCTCCTTATGTTTTGTCTCCCCTTGTTCGCACAGACAGGGACAGGAGGAGGCAGCGGTGGAACGGGGACAGTAACATCGGTCAGTTTTCCGACGACGCCGTCGTGGTTATCGGCCAGCGTCGCGACGGCAAACACAACCCCCGCGATCAGTCTTACGGCGGCATCCGGGTTGACGGCGAATCAGATATTGGCGACGCCGAATGGAAGCACGGGAGCCGTGTCGCCACGCAGCCTGACGCTGCCGGATCTGCCGAGCTTTTTCCCTCTCACGATGTTTTATTGCGACGTCAATCGTACCGACAGTTACACTCCGGACGGATCAATCGATAAACCGTATAAAACCTTTGGAGCCGCGCAGGTAGAGATCGCCGCTTTGGTAGCTGCCGGAGGAACCGGGCCTTATGGGATCTGGATGAATCCTGGGGCCTATACGGAATCCGGAGCAGTTTCCCAGGCTGCCGTGCCGGTCGTCATCTACGGAAATTCATCCACGCTTACGGCGACGGGCGGAGTCACAGTGAACGGTCCTACCGTCGTTTACGATCTCAATACTGTCGGCGCTGTTACCTATGCGTACACGGGGACAACCCGTAGCGAGAGACACGGCGGCTCCTATAGCGGCGGCAATGTTATCGTCAGTGGATTTGTCCATTGGTATGGAGTCCAGGCTAGCGGCACAGGCGGATACACTGTAACCGTAAACGGAACATTAGCAGGAGACTTTACTACTGGGGGAATGCAGTTTCGAAGCGGCGGAAGTTCGGCGCTGATCGCTTTGAACAATAGCAACTTACAGAAAGCTTCCGGCTATAACTTCGACATGACGAATGGCGGGATGCTGGCTCTGAATGGCGGATATCTGACGACGGTTGGCTCACCGAACATCTACCTTCCGACCGCGAACACAGTTGGCACATCGCATGCAATCCAAGGTCTTATCTTTGTCTCCGGAAGCGGAGTGAGTTGCAACGGCGCCACTGTTTATGCGGCATGGGATAACTTGTCGAGCGCCCCGACAACAGCTTCTTGTCCGGCATTTTATGCCTTTTATTCTCCGAAGAGCGTAATTGCACAGGCATGGGCTTCGCTCACCGCGCAATCGTCCAGCATTTCGGCGACGACAATCTTCACAGCTCCGGTTACAGGGTTTTACCGGATCAATGGCGCCATTAAGACAACGACTGCCGGATCAGCCGGAACGGTAACCGTGACCGTAAGCGGGGGAGCTGCAAGTCAGACTATCGACTTAACATCTCTGGGCAGCGCTGCTTCCTCCATGGGCGATATCTATCTTGCCGCAGCCGGAACGGCGACCTTAGCAACGACCGTCACTTCCAATACCGGGGGCGTGTACCGAGTCGATTACGCCATCGAACGTTTAGGCCAGTAGGAACGTCGAGAGATGACGACCATCGGCACACTGGCGAACCACACTCTGCAGCGCCTGCAGGAAGATCCGAATGCTCCAGTCTTTTGGACAGAGCAGGAAGTCTACGACGCCATTGCGGAGGCGATGAACGAGGCCTCGCTGATCACCGGCGTCGTCGAAGTTGCGCAGACAACGCCGGTTACGCTGCCTACCGGCACGAATTTTGTCGCTATGCCCGCGAATGCGGTTTGTCTGCTGCGGGTTCTCGGACCCAACATGATCCGCAAAACGGAGATGTTCACGCTGGACCAGATCAATCGTTCCTGGGAAAACGATACGGGCACGCAGATCTCGGCTTGGTTTCCGGTCGGCGTCACGCAGTTCGGCATCTATCCGCAGCTTAGCGTCGAGCAACAGGTGTTAATCACTTATCTCGGCTATCCGGTGACGGTCGCTCCTCCATATACCGGCACGGAGACCGTGCCCTTTCAGGAGGAGTTTGTCGACGCTCTCGAACAGTATGCGGCGCATGTCTTGCGTTTGAAAGAGGCAGGGAACGACTTCTCCTTATCGCAAACGCAGTATCAGCAGTATCTGGGCACGATGAAGGCGTTATCGACCTTCCAGGCCCGGCACGACTCGATTGTGTTCACGCGGTCGGTTGGCGCTCCGGTGCGTATCCAGAAGATCGAGGTGCGCTGATGGGATACAGGATCGTCAACGATGTGCTGAACGAGATCAGCTCCGTGCTGGTGGAGCCGGTGGTCAATACGACTCTGGGCACGGCGGTTATCGCCGGTTCGCAGACCGTGACTCCTGGAAGCATGAGTTCGATTTATGTCGCGGCCATGTTGATTGTCGGCAGCGGCGTCACGCAGGAAGTCGTTACCGTGACGGCCGTTACCCCAACGACGTTTACGGCTACGTTTGTCTTTGCGCATGCTTCGACAGAGGCCGTGGCTGGCGCAACATTCCCGGTGGGAGAAACGCTGAATCCGTTTTTCACGCAGCAGGAAATGCTGAATTATATGGATCATGCGCAGCACGATTACCTGATTCGTGTGCCTTTCTGCATCAAGGTGGCGACGGCCAGTTTTACGCCAACGCAGCGGATCAACAGCATCCCCGGCGATTGTCTGCAGATCGAGCGGATCAGCGTCAACGGCAAAGCGTTACGGGAGCAAGGGCAGGCCAGTCTGGATTTATTGAATCCGGCCTGGCAGCAGGCGATTCCGAGTCTGCCGACGACATGGTTCGAAGACCGTGTGAACTTCATGACGTATGGGGTGCAGCCGGTTCCGCTGAATGCCTTCACGGCGGAACTGATCTATGCGCAGCATGAATTTAACGCCTTGGTTCTAAACAGCAGCTTTCTGTTGCCAGACCCATTCCTGACTTACGTGAAGTACAACGTGCTGGCGCAGTGCTTCGCCAAGGACGGAGAGATGCGCGACCCGGCGCGGGCAGATTATTGCCAGCGGCGCTACGAAACGGGAGTGCAGGTCGGATTGCAGTTCTACGACAACATGAAGGCGCAGCAGGTTACGCAGCAGAACAGAGCAACGGCAGCGCCAACAGCATCGTCAACGGCAGGGCCGACAGCAAACACGAACGCATAACTTATGGCCGAATCTTATTACCAGACATATCCGGCGATCCTCCAGTCCAAGGGCATCGCGGCGCGCTATGCGGACGACACGCTGCCTTCCGGCACGTATCTCGACATGGACAATGTCGAGGAAGCGACCGAGAATGCCATGGTTTCGCGTCTGGGTTCGATCATCCTCAATCGCACCGGCACGACCATCAATCCGCTTTCGGGGAGCATTCATTCCCTGGCTTCGCTGTTCGGGTACAGTTCCTCGGCGTGGAGGTACGCCGGAGCCGGATCGATCCTCTATCGCAAAACCGGCGCGACGCAGGGCGCCTACTCCGCCTTTTTCAATGGGATGGGAGGAAGCGCCTGGACGGCGGTCGTCTATCGCCCGACATTGTCCAGCTATCCCTACATCTTCTTTGCCGATAGCGCGGTAATGCTGAAGGACAACGGGAGTTTCAGCATTCCCCAGAAGTGGGGGATCTACCAGCCTGGAGTGCCGGTGCAAGTGCAGGTGCTGGCTCCGGAGCTGGAAATCATCGACGAGTTTCATGGGACCAGCTACACCTTCTCCAACTACACATCGCCGTCGACAATCACCCGGACAGCAGAGACGACCACGGCGGCGATCACCAGCACCGGACTGCAGAAGGTAAACGTATCGTCGATCCTCGATATTCAGCAATACCAGATGCTGTATGTCAATTACGGCGGCGCAGATCAGGAATATATCCAGGTCCTGGATGTCAAGCTTACTTACATTGTCGCGGTCTTCACCAAGACTCATGCGACAGGGGCGACGTTGACGGAATTTGCGTTATCCGGATCGGTTGCTTCGAGCACGGTAGCCAGCATTCAAACGACCATCAGCGGATTTTTCGATACCTTTTCGAACGGAACCGCCGCCGATCCGGAGGACTACGTCGCGGTATGGATCAACGTCAGCGACCCGAATAACATCTCCGAGATACGGGTGATGTTCGATGTGAGCGACGGCACCTTCACGAGCAGCTATTTTTACAAGGTGGTCTCGCCATCCGTTTACCAGAATAATGTATCCGATGTTGTTACATCGACGCAGGCCCTGTATCAAGAGGTCTTTGCCACGGCGATTGGGGCCTTCGAGTCCGGAGTGGTGCAATCTATCTCCCTTTCGACCGGCGAGAACACCTGGAGTCCCGTGCTGATCAAGCTCTCCAACTTCTTCGCAGTCGGGAATGCGGGCGTGTATAACGTCGGCTATCAATTCAAGAACGCCAACGCCTGGAAGATCCAGGTCACCACCAACGAAAACGGCTCCTGCACAACTCAGGTAAGCGATCTATTGTTCTTTGGCGGTTACGGTCCGGATAGCTTTGGCGGCACCAGTTATAACTGG